TTTTGAATAATTCAATAAAACTATTGCTATAAAAATAAATGCTATTATTCCTAAAATATGTTCCACATTAATTCCTTTTAAAAACTGTCCTTTGAGAAACTTTTTTGCAACAGTCATTTTATATAAAATAAACAATAAAAAATTTTTTATAATATTTAAATAATGATTATTTATCAATTAATTAAAAATTAATTAGGCTGCTATAAAAATTAAATAGGCTGCTATAAATATTAATTGGGCTACTATAAATATTAATTAATTATCTTCATCGCTTGAACTATCACTAACTATATTAGTTAAATTATATTTAACTTTTATATTTTTTGCTTCTAAAAATGCTTCTAGAGCATTTTTTCTTATTTCTTTTGCTTTTTGCTTAGCTTTTCTATAAATTTCTAAATATATAGTTTCGTGTGACTTCAATTCTATTGAATCACTATTTTCTGTAGTAACATCTAAATCTGTTACTTCAAGCGCATAATCATCGCTATCATCTATAGTGTGTTTTGTTTCTAAATCATTTATTAAATAATTGAATGTGTTTGATTTGTTATCTTGAACTTCATTGGTAGAACTAATATTAGAGTTATTACTAATATTAGAGTTATTACTATTAGTTAATTCATCATTTTCAATCAATTTATGAGGTTTGATGTTTATATTAATATTTTCATTAATATTTTCATTAGTTTTTTCATTAGTTTTTTCATTAATATTTTCATTAGTTTTTTCATTAGTTTTTTCAATGTTATTATTAGACTTTGATTCTGTAGTAAAATTCTCTAAAGCATCTTCCTTTTTTTTATTAAATTTAATCAATATTTGATTTTCTAAACTATCGCAAGGATATAAAACCATAAATTGAACAAGCACAATATCAATAACAAATGAGGATTTTGAAAATCGTATTCCGTTTATATTTAATAGTGGAATTATTTCATTAACACAATCATAGTCTGCTAAAGCAAGTTTCTTTTCATTTTCATCATATAAATTTATTTTATCTTGCTTTATGTTTGCTTTAATTAAAAATTTCTTACCACCTTTATATGATCTCATAATAGGGTTAATAAAATCGTTTATGTCATCATTTGAAATATTATCCGAATCGTAAAACCATAATGATTTATTATTACAAATTTCTTTTATAAAATAATTTTCAAGATTTTCAAAGAATTCAACAATTAACTTGTCGCTGCTGTTAAATTCTAAATCGCAGAAACATTTAGAGGTAGCATTAACAATACCTTGTTTTGTTTTGCATTTAGGAAGTTGAATATAGAAATTTTTATTAAGATTACAATTTAATTTACTGAAATATATGTTAGCATTTAGAAGTGTTGGATTTTCTAACTTTAAACAACCAAAATCAAAATGTTCACATATTTCATAAATATGATTATTCATAATTGATTATATAATTCTTTAGAAAAATGAATTTATATTTTCACGCATAAATGTTATAAATAATATGCTCATTATTTATAAAATTTTTATTATTATTATTATAATAATAAAAATAATTTTATAAAATGACTACAAAAGAAAATGTATCGAAAGATTCAATTGCATATCATTGTATTAATTTCTTAAAATCGGAGGAAATCAAGAAAGAAATGAGTGCTATAATTAATCCTATTATGGATTATTTCTTAAAGCAAATACATATATATTTATTGTTTTTTCTATTTTTTATATTTATTAGTTTTATTTTACATTTAGGAGTTTTATTTCTATTAATAAAATATAATATAAGACTTAAAAAATATAATTATAAATTGGATAAATTGGAAAAAAGTGGATAATTTTAAATATTTCTATATTTAAAATATTTCTATAATTTATAAACAAGTAATGGGACAATACGCTCAAGCATCAGCAATGGATGATCCTCCAACGGCGGCGCCTAATGTATCAGGTAATGCACCACCTGCCGGTCAACCCGCACCGCTTGTTGTATCAGATCAAGCATCATCTACAGGTCAAGGCGGTGGAAGAAGAAGAAGAAGAAGAAGAAGAAGCGCCAAAAAAGGTAGATCAAGAAATGGTGGAACATTTGTAACTGAAATAGCTACACCATTAGCGCTCTTAGGAGCCACTCAATATATGAAATATAGAAATGCACGTAAAAGCTTAAAGAGACGCAGATCGAGAAAAAGTTACAAAAATAGATCACAAAAAAGAAGAAGGTATTAAATCTCTCAGCATTAAAATTCTAAAACACTAATATATTATAATTTTAATATAAAACTAAACTAATAAATTATGATAATAGTTAATTATATTATTCATATTTATAAGTGATAAATATGAGTAATATAAGTATAGGTCCTTCTACATTTGATGTTCAAAATAATATACGAAGATGGGTTTCTATAGACAATGAATATAAAAAATTATACTCTCAAATCTCTCTTTTGAGAGAAGAAAAAAATACTATTGAAGAAAATATCTTTCACTATTACGATTCGAACAATGCAAAATATCCATTAATAAATATAAGTGATGGCAAATTAAGTTTAATACAATTAAGACAATACAATGTACTAAGTTATAAATTTTTAGAGGATTGTTTTAAAGAGTTTTTTAAAGATTATGAAAATGGCAAGTCTATTGAAAACGAGCTCATTGAGTTTATAAAATCACAGCGAACATTCAAAACAAATAAATTAATAAAACGAAGCGCTAAAACAAAACAATAAAGTTTGTATATTTATATTTATATAATTATATTTGTATATTTATATTTATTTAAATATATACATATACATATACGTATAAAATATGTTAAAATATCTTGATGTTCACGACAAAAACAGACCAAAATTTAATAAATTATGTATGTTGCCTGGTTTTAATATATTAGATTTTACAAAAGAGCCTACTTCTTGTAATAATGAAGCAGGTAATAAAAATTCAGTTATAATAGATAAGGATACTATAAATGAAAAAACTTTTTTCAAATTATTTAGCTTAATTGATTCAGTAAAAAAACAACGTACCAAAAAATCTCATAAAAAAGCGCAACGAAAATTAACACGAAAACATTAAGGTACTTTGAACCAGTTAGAATGATTAAATGGGCTTATTAATACATTACTAATTCTGTCTTTCCAAAATTGGACTCGTTGTTCGAATAATAATTCTTTTGTCGTTTTAGGATATAAATCCTTAGAAATGTAGTCTTTTTCAAGTTGACTTTGTTTAGGCTTTACACCATAACAATTTGAACCTAATTTAGTATGAGGATTTGGAACATAATTACCATTTATACCAGGCAGTCCGCAATCATATTCATGACCCTCTTTATCTTGTAATTTTGTCCAATCACTTTGACTTGTAGGATATAGTCCGAGCTGGTCCTTAGTCCATCCATAGCTGCACCAACTTGCTCCGTTTTTATGTGCTTCAGTTAATTGATTATAACTAGCTAATTCACCGTCAAATGCTTTACATACAGCTTTAGCATCGTGATATGTAAATCTATTACCGGGAACATGATATACTTCCTTAAAATTCATAGATATATCAGGCTGATCTACAACCGACTTTATATTTATTTCGGGTTTTTGAGAAAATAAATTTTTAAATTCAGTTACAACATTAATATTAAAAAAATAAGCTAATCCATTAACAAATATTAAAAGAATAAAAATACCCCACAACAAAGCCTCTATAATATAATGCCCTCCGGATGAACTTGAACTACCTTCACTATATCCATAGTTGTATGATTTGCCTAAAAATGAAAATATTATGTAATAAATCAGAATAATTACAATTAGCACTATTAATACAAAAGGATTGGAGCCTAAATTGTTTAAATTATTGTAAAAATCTTGCGTTATATTATTAACTAATGCCATATTATATTATATTATTATTATAATAATATAATAATAATTTAAATAATAGTATTGAGAATTGCTAACTTTAAACATTACATAAAAATCTATAATAATTTTATAATAATTTTATAATAATTTTCTATAAAAATAACAGTATCCATTTGCTGTGATTAGTTGCGATTCATCAATTTCATTAATATTGGTATCATTAAAGTTATACCATTTTTGATTAGCGTTTTTTATATATGCAGTATAATGCCCTCCTTGACTTTCACCATTATGATTACAAATCCCAAATAACTCATAAATATAAGTCTCTCTATTATAACCCACAACATATTTACTAAGATCTAACCCAATTAAAGGAGTATGTATTATAATATTTAATTTTCTATTAAAATTATTAAATTTCTTAAAATCAACAATTAATATATTTGGCAAACTCCAAAACTTTATAGTTTTTACTACATCCTGCTTTAAGTTCGTTTTTTCGTTGAACCAAGCATTTGAACCTTCTAAAAATTCATAATTAGTATATAAATCAAAACAATCATATATAGAACATTTATTAGCGGTTTTATCAGTATTATTATTATTATTATTATTATCTGATGATAATGGTAACGGTAATGGTAAATTAATTATACTAAACGGTTCGGGCTTAATGCTCAAAATTTTATTTGAATTAGTATTTGAATCAGTTTTTGATATTATTAATGAAACATGTATTCCAAAAAATAAATCAATGATTTCTGAATAACTGTTAGTATATGTATTTTTTATCATTTCATAACAAGTTTTTGCTAACTCATCAAGATCATTTTGTGTCTTTCCGTTCACAGTTATATCAACCTTTCGCTCTAATGCTTCGTGAAAACAATCAAAAATGAAAATTAAAAACTCTGGCAAATCGTTTTGCGCATAACCTGTAAACAAATCACACTTTTTTAATGAAGCTACCTGTTGAATAGCATTTACAAACCTATTTGGACTAATTATACAGTTCTTACTCCATATTAAATCTTTTAAGCTTTTCCATTCTCTCAAAACAACTCCGTTAGTAATTGAAATATTTTGTTCAAGCAAATCAATAACTTCATTTAACTCATAACAATGTGATAAAATCTGCATACACGAGTTTATATAGCATGTATTTCCTAAATTACATAATCCTGTCAATCCCTTATCATTATATTTGCTTATTAGATTATTAGATGCTAAATATTTATAATTTATTTCACTATTCATATGCTTTGGCTACCAATATATTTATAGACAATATATTTATAATATATATTTAAATATATATTATTTATATTATTTATATTATTTATATTATACTATGAATAGTAATAGTAATAGTAATAGTAATACTATGAATATGGATAATTTACTAATATTCTCAAACAATTATATACATTATTTAAACAATAGTGTTAATTATTTAAACAATAGCATAACGTATTTAAATAATCTTATGTATATGAATAATAGCTATGCTAATTATGCTAATGCTAATTATGCTAATGCTAATTATGCTAATGCTAATTATGCTAATGCTAATTATGCTAATGCTAATGCTAATTATGCTAATGCTAATTATGCTAATGCTAATGCCGATGCGTATTTATTAAATTATGATTTGGATGATTTCAAAAAGCTATCCAATATTAATATGCAAGCACTAATTAGATCGAACACAATAGATTTGTATTACGGAAATATTGAAAATCCTACAAATGATACTTGTGCTATAACGCACGAAAAGTTCTCAAATTGCGATGAAGTAACAATGATTAAAGAATGTGGACATATATTCAGTAGTAGCGCAATTAAGAAATGGCTAATAGAACATCAAACATGCCCAAATTGTAGACATAATATACTAACTAATTCAAATATTATTAGTTATTTAAATCCTGAAAATGATAAAACATATTTTTTATATAGCTCTGAATTCAAATTTTTTTTAGCTTTACATATTGAAACTTTATTAACAAACAGAGAATCAAATAATGAAAATGATAATACAGATGAAAATGAAGACATTGAAAATATGAATAATGCTTCGAGCTATAATATTGGATTATTTTTACGTTAATGTTTTGCTAATGTTTTGTTATCTTATATTGTAACACTTAATGGAATTATTAAAGGAATAATATAACTTGTATTAATAATTTTCATATGCTCTATTCTGATTTGTCTACTTATTTTCCATTTTTTACTTCTATAACACAAAATATTTTTTTTAGCCTCACTATAAATTGCTGGCGTTTCTTTGAGAGATTGTTGTAATTCTCTCAACTTGTTAGCTTCATTCTTATAATTTTCTTCCATTGCTTTAATTTTTTCAAATTGCTTACGTGTTTCAAGGCACCTCTTATTATTATCGTTTTTTTTCAAATAAACATATTTTTTTATATCTGCTAACATTTGTCTTTCATATATTGTAGTAAAATATTTGCCTCTTACATTGCGTAAAGTTTCATTGTTTTTATTATTAACGCCTTTATTTCCACAATAAGGACAACGCGAATCACCATTTCTAAACCAAGTAATTAAACAATTAGTATGATAAGTATGATTACATTCAGGCAAAGTATAACATTGACTACATTGTAATTCATCTTTACATATCATACATTCTTCATTAGCATTACTAACATTAAGAATATTAATGGCATTAGTTAATGTATCCATAATAACCTAATATATTATTAGCTTATTAATCAAATAAGTTTTATATAAGTTTTATATAAGTTTTATTTATTATAAAATAATAAATAAAACTTATATAAGTTTTATATAAGTTTTATTTATTATTTTATAATAAATAAAAAATAAATTATATAAAAAATAAATTATAAAAATTAGCCCTCACCTTTTAATAAAGCACCAAACGCACTCCAATAAGGTAATAGCGTCGGTTTCTGTTTTAATACACTTAAAATTTTATGGTCTACGCATTTTTTATCTACGACAACTTGATAAGTATAGTCTTCAAACCAGCTCTTTGACATATAATAATTTCCTTTAAACCCCTTTTCGTCTCCCCAAGAATTTTCAACTAAAAATCCATTTGTTTTTGAATTATCAAAATTATAGCCTTTTATGATTACAGCATGATTTGGTCCAGATTGCCTATAATTTAGTGCATCACATTTTTCCATATAATTATTAAATCCAAAAACATCTTCATAATCAAACCCCTCTTTATCTAAAAACCCGTGATCGTTCGAGATATATTTTCTAAAATCAACCCCTACCCATACTGCTTCTTGATTAGCAATTGATTTTTTAACGGCATCAATCATTATAGTGCTTGGAACATTAATGAAATTTTGCTCGCTAGCACCCAATATATTGAATGTCATTTCAACATTATATAATTTATAAAATGGGGCATTTTTACAAGGATAGTTTATTAAACAAACTTTATCACGTGCTTTATAGGGAACGTGCTTCTTATAAAAATCAAGCGGAGTTATATTTGCGATTTTTTTTGCTGTTAATGATTTATCACTACTAGAAGTTTCATAATATTCCCAAGTTATTTTACTTGGTGGTTCTCCTAAAAATAAAACCAAAATTTTATAACAATCAAATAGCATTTCTTGTAATATTTGTTCTTTTTTTTTCAATAAATCGCCTTTTGTCATAGTTCTAATTCTATACGCACATTTTCGTAAATAATCGTCATAAAAGTGTTCTAATTCTTTAGAATTAGCGCTATGATAATGGTCGCTCATATTTGATTTAGGTATTATACCATATTTTTCAATCAAATTTACAAACATATTCCACTGACCACCATCGTCTGTTACTTTATCTAACATATGTATTAATTTTCCTAATTCCGCTTCAGATTTAAATGTTTCTAAATTAGTTCTATAAGTTTCTAAAATATAGTTTAAATAATAGTTTGCTTTTTCCAATTTATCGTAGAAAAATAAGAAATTTTGCGAAAGCTCAAAACTCGGCTGCAATTTATACTCTTTAATCATCTTAAAACGAATAATATTTAAAAACGCAAACAACCAACATCTACCACTGTTTCTTTGATTTGTTATATCAGCATTTATATCAATAACTTTATTGAACACTTGCTTTTTATTTTGTATATAATCACTTTTCAATATTAATTTCTTAAAATCAGACTTGGTGTTTACATTTCTAAGCACCTTATTTGTTTTTTTAATATTAAATTTATGTGAATAACTTGTTAAATTTTTATGTGTTATATTATTAACCATAGTTATATAAAAAAATATATATTAATATATCACTATATTAATATATTAAATAAAAACAAAACAATAAAACAATAAAACAATGAAAAAATAAAACAAATAAAACAATAAAACAAATAAAACAATAAAACAATAAAACAAAACAATAAAACAAAACAATATAACAAAACAATATAACAAAACAATATAAAGACCTATTTACAATCTTTTAAATATTTATCAAATAGCAAGCTTTTAATTTCTTTACATTTTAATTCTTCAAGTTTTTTCTCATATTTTTCCGGATCAGTCCATTTTTCGCGCAATTTTGCTAATTCATTATGCCACGATTGTAATGTTAGTCCTCGCTTTTTCTTAAATTCACTCATATTTTCTAAATCTAAAGAATATAACTGCAATAACGGTTTCATTATTTGATTACTAATATAATGGCTATAGTCCAGTTGTAATCCATTAAGCTTAATGAAATCAGGTGTCTCTATTTTTTCACCTTGCAAAGCCTTTTTATTGCTGTTCACTATATACGCATAATACATTCTATCCCCACTACAAGGTTTATTCCCACTGTCACGCAATCCAATACGCTCTGCTAATACTTTGTGAGCAATTTGTTTAGGATTTTTATAATAACCTCGCAACGATTTAGTTACTAATAATTTTTCAATAGAATATTCGCAACCTATTAATTTCTCAAGACATTCATTTAAAAATTTGACCGATTTTGTAATACTCTTTTCACTCATAATAATATTTACAATACCCCCATAAATATCCTTAACAATGGGCGCATTGTCTCGCCGTTTTAATACAATACCCATATATTTCATTTTACCTTTATCTGGATTGTCCTCATATAAAATACCAACATAACGCTTTTTAGATAACAAAATCCACGGATAAAAGGTTTTCTCATATTCTAAGTCGTGAGGCGCTTTTAGAAATTTACTCGCTAATTCGCCCGCCTGCTTTGCAAGCTCAATAGTATAAACAAGCGCTTCTTTATTTATAATCTTTTCATTTGTTTCAGAATTGCGCAAATTAAATTTAAAGAATACGGAATCAGTGTCACCATAAACGCACTCAGCTTTAACTTTTACGGTTGTTCCATCCTTAACCTTCACATTAATATTGTCATAACATTCTTCAATAATTGAACGACCATAAAATAATAATTTGCGTCCTACTGCTGTTGTAGATGCGGCAACATCTGGCTCATAAAAAGCGCTCGTAATAGCGCCCATTTGTCCATATAATGAATTAGCAGTCACTTTAATACTTAACTGGCGCTTATCCAAAATATTTTTCATAAACTCATCATTTTCTAATGTTATGAGTTTACGTGTTGCTTTTCGTGCATAAAGCAAATCTTCCAAGATTGCCGGCATAATTGCTTTTCCTTCGCTAAATTGCGCAAATCTGCAAACCTTGTAACCGATTACAACTTTTTTAGCTGCTGCTTTAGCTGTTAATCTTACATATTTATACGTATCATATTTTACATCAACATAAGTATATCCCGACTCATATAAATTGTCGTAAATAAAATTTCCGGCTTCATCTTTTTCACCAAGCTCACCAATCAAATTATGCTCTAAGTCATATTCTTTTGTCCATACTTTGCTATCGTGCGATAAATTTTCGGAAATAATAGATGAAGGATATAGCGAACTATAATCAACACACGCTACAGGCTCATCTAAGTAAATACCTGTTTTAGGCTTGAAAACATACGCCCCTTCATACCCTCCACTGTTATTATGTTTTTTGACAACAGGCATAAGAGTATTTTTTTCACCACATTTTTTAGAAACATAACTTTGCAATTTAATACCTTGTCCGCGCAATAATAGGAAGCTTAGCGGAACATTACACAAATTAGACATCTCCACTTTATCTGTAATCACGTCAACCTTCAACAATAACCATATAACATTGTCACAATCTGCTAAACAATATTTTCCAACAGTCCACCTATCATAGTCGGAACCATCAGCAAGAGCAAATATTTCGTGAGGTGTTACATCGTCCTTCGCTAAACCCCATTTATATTTATAATTTGCTAAATCTAATTCTTCAGCACTATTGATCACAAACCATTGCTCTGTTTTATTTAGCTCAATAATCTCAAATTTTTTGCCTTTTTTGTATAAATTAGTACTAAATCCTTGCTCGTCAAACTTAATATAACTACCTACTGAAATACCTGTCAAATTTTTCGTCATAATTTTAGTAGTGTTAGCTTCGTTATTTACATACGTTTTTATTACATTATCACTTATAAAATAGCTCGATGTGAAATCTAATTTATTAGAACTTAATGTAAATTCTTTTCTAAAAATGACATACATATCAATAATAATGCGACCAGGCATTTTTATAAATTTGAGATTATATTCACCGCTTGCTAAGACGATTTTATTGGTCTCAATGTCTTGTAATCCAGTGCGCCAATCTTTTGAAACACAAATCTCATCCTTGTTACGTGATAACTTGAGGAACTCTTTTGCGCAATTCAATTCAAGGGAACGCTTATACATAAATTCAAAATCAAATCCGGTAATGTTATAACCCGTAATAATATGAGGATTATATTTTATTAATATTTTTGTAAATGTTAATAATACCTCTTGCTCTGTTTGTCGCTCTAAAACAATAACATTATTATCTTTAACCCAAGATAAATATTTTTCAGGAATTTTACAACCTCCTTTTACAATTAGCACACGTTCATAAGGCTGTTTCTCAGTATAGTTAATAAAACTCAACCCAATAAATGTAACGCAATCACCTTCAAGTTCTGGGAAGCCGGTGTTTTTGAATGCTTCTGTTAACTCGTATAATTTTGTGTTATATTCACACGAACTATCTTTTATTAATTCAATCAATGTTACGTTTTTTTTATTATAAACTTTTACTCTCTTTTTGCGCTTATAATTAGTTGTAGTTTCAATATCTGTGGGATCGTTATTTTTATCATCATCATCAAGAGAAGCGTCGTCGTCATTGTCTTCGTCATCTTCTGACTCGCTTGTTTCTATAATAATTTCTTCTCCGTTTTTTTTCTTAAAGTTTGCGGGAATATAATTTGCTAAATTTTCAATTAAATTTTCGAAATTTATTGCTTCTAAATTCTTTTCCTTTGAAAAGACCTTAGCAATATAGCCCAGCTTATCTTTAGTCAATTCAAACGCACATAATATTTCTTGTTTTAACATACTAATATCATAATTAGCTCTAAAATCATCACTACAAGAATAATAATTCTCAAGTATGTTTGTAGCCAATTTTTTATAGTTTTTTATTGGAAGAGGAAAATCACCATGACTACTGCTCGCTTCAATATCAAAACTGCAAATATTGTACTTTACTGGTGTCTCTTTTTCTTTATACGAAACAATGTCTTCGTGATTTACGCAATATTCATAAGCACAATGTGTCGTTTTATTTGCTATTTTTTTAACTTTATTTGATGGCATCTTAATCCATCCACTTGGAACAATTTCTTTAGTATGGAAGAATTTTAATAATGGAGGAATATCTGCTTCATATAAATAGCAATTTGTTGTTCCATAGTCATCAGTATAAATATAACCATTGTCATTTAATGACCTTTCAAATCCACTATCTTTACTTGTTGTATCAGTATAGAATAATTTTTTCACTTTATTATATATAGCTGTATTCATAAATGATATTTTTATAAAAGTATGCAACTTTTTATTATCAAATCCGTATAGTTTTTGTCTTTTTACGAGCTTTAAGCTTACAATACTATCTTCATAATAATTACCTACTTTTTGCTTCTTCAAATGGGCTAAAAACAAATTTGCTCGCTGCTCGTTCCATTCTTCATTTACTAAAATGTAGAAAAATGGATAAAAGTTCTCAATAATAATTGAGGCTGTTTTATGGGTCTCATCAATACCAAACGCTTGAATAATAAACTTTTTATTATCTTTATAAGGATTAACATGAACATTCATTAATTTATTATTTTCAACTTCGTATTTATTATGCCCATCATAAACATTATAATCATATAATCTGAAAGATAGGTGCTTATTACTATTATGCTTATCCATAATAGTAAATATAATATAAATAGTATATTAATTCTATATTTTTTAACTATAGAATTAATTTCAATTTTTTTAATTAAGATATAAGATAGTTAATCTATCTTCTAAAATGCATTTTGAATGGTGTAACAATTGGAGTATTAATATTAGCTCTTGGTATTGTTGCTGTGCCGTCGCGTAAATTATCGATACATTGTTGCGATATTCTATTTAGAGCGCTACTTCTTACAATATTAGCAAAATTGGTATTTATAGATGTATTTGCTGTATTTGCTGAATTTGCTGAATTTGCTCGAGTATCTTTAGCAGTATAATACTTAATAGCATTTTTTTTAATATTTACTTGTGCTTCATAATTGTTACAAGTGTCTTGGTCAATCTGATATTGATTAATAAATCCTCGCCCAATAATACTATTTGTATTGTATGGAACGATTGATAATAGTTTTGGAACATTATTCAAACCAATTAAACCTTGTATCATTTTTCTTGATAAATTACTGCCATTTCGCGAAGGAATAAATGTATTATTTACTCTTGAATTATTCAATCCGGGTAATAATATTATTGCTTTTTCTAAAGTATCAATAGCATTATTTCTTACAATTTCAATATTATTATTAGGATATAAAAAACGTGGATCAGTCTCGGTTGCTGGATCATGATATATAAAAATACAATCTACATTTTCAAAATCACTCCCAGTTGTGGTTGTTATTAGATTTATAACTTCTAAGCTATAAAAATTTAATTTACTATAATACAATACATTGTCTGAATAGCTGAATGGATATGAATTACTACATAAATCAAGCGAATTATTATCTAATAATATGTCCAAATTTAAACTTAAATAAAATGTTGTTCCATAGTTATACCGCATATCATATCGAATAATATTTGTGAGTAAATTAGTATTTATTTCATTGTAATTCTCAAAGTTATAAAGATCCTCTTGATAGTTTATATTTTTTGATTTAAACCGTATAGCACTATTAAGAAGTTCATAACTTATAGTTGTAGGAATGACTTTATTATTAATTCTTAATAAATTATTCAAATTGTTAATATAATTGTTGTTACTATAATAATTAACAGAATCAGTACTAGTAATATATGAAAAATCTATAAGTTTTGATGAATTAAATTCGAATACTTTGCTATTTCTATATTCAAAATTATTGAATAAAATATTATTGTAGTTTATTGCGTTATTATAATTTATAGGATTATAAATTACATTATTTGCATTTTTATAAAAAAATGCAAAATCTAATAAATATAAATTAGAAAGTGATGGAATTAATGTATTATATGTTGTATTAGCAGATGTTATTATTGAAGAATTAATATCTTTCTTAAAAACTATTTTTGAAATGTCAAAATAAGTATAGCTTTTAGAAAAAATATGTGTATGACGGTACAAATCTCTTTGCGTAATTCCTGTAATTTGCTTTCCTAATGATAAGAATATTGTATTAATACTGGGACCAATTAATTTACTATAATTTGGATTTTTTTGATAAAAATTGGAATATACATCTATAGCTTTAACATTATTAAGAAAAATGTTATTTTTTTGAAAAATAATAGTACTGTTTGCCCTGCTCCTATTCAACATTTTAAAATTATTAGTTTTTATCATAAATGTATTTAAAACATACACTTCGCTATTATTATTGATATATATTGGAAAAATACCTGTACTATCATAGAAACTGAATCTATAAGTATTTATATTCTTGAAATCAAATGTTAGTTTATTATATGAATATATATTATTATATATATCATATGCTGTATTAAGATATAATTTGCTAATACTTATATCTGTAGTATTTGTAGTATTTATTGTGTCGTTACTAATACCGGTAAAGAGAGTTCCAAAATCATAAGCATTATAATTTATTAGCGATCTATTATTAGTTGTATTTGAGTATATAGGAGTGCTTGAAAAATCTATAATCTTAAACTTATTTGTAGAAACTAATATATTAGTATTATTATTATTTCCATATACGAAATCCGTTAGTTTTATATTAAAATAGTCATGATTACTTGTTAAATTAAAGTAATAATTCAAATGAAAAATATTATCAATTCCATTACTATTAATATTATCAAGTAAATAGTTCTTTGTATTATCAGAAATATCCTGATTTGCTATAAATAAAATTTTACGATGTTTGCTTGTACTTGTGCTTGTACTTATATCATCGTGAATAAACTTAATATTATTTTTAATATTATTCTGCGTGATTAAACACGTATTAAAAACATTCTTATTTTCACCATAGAGCCCTAATCTCTGACTTAATATTATTCTATTTTTATGTTTATTGGAATAGTTAGTTGTAAAAAAAGTAGCAAGCTCAGTGTCATTATTGTTACCGGTATTACCGGCAGGTAATATATTAACTATAGGCACTACATTCATATAAATTGTTAATCCATTATTTGAACCTGCTAAAATAATATAATCAGCTTTAGTATTAGGTATTATAGTCATACTTATAATATATATAATATAAATTTTATAAGTATTGATTTCATATATAATATGGCTATTAAGTTAATATATCTGTATCATTAAAATACCATTCAGGTGACAAATATTGATTCTTGGATTTACTAACATTACTATCTTTTTTGCTTATAAGAGTTGGTCCATTTGCAGTAATTGAAGTAATTTCATAAGTTCCAATAGCATAATTATAATATTTTAAGTCAGATATGTTACCTGAAAATCCACCATTATAGTTAACATATAAATTATCATAATTTTGCTTAATAATATTTGATAATTTATGCCGTTTTGTCAAATTACCATTTATATATATATCAACAATATTTTGAGACGTTGTTCTTATGACAATACCAACCCACTTTTTAATAGGTATAGCATCTACATATATATCATCGTAATATGCTTTCGAAACACTATTGTTATTATGATATACATTCATTCTTACAAGCATACCCAATATTGGATATTTATCCAATAAATTATCAGAATAATTTCGTTTTCCTTTATATAAGTATACTCCTGGGCAATTATTAGGTCCAAACAAACCTGAGCCACCCTCCCCTGTGGAATTAGGAGGAGACCCTTTATTGAATACATGCATAAAGTCTAAATCGTCTTTATATTCTAAATTATTAACATAAATCCAAAATGAATATGTAAATTCAATTCCATCATATTGATCAATACTTCTTAATAAAGGAATAGATGATTTTATGCCTAGAGCCTGTGTAACAGTTAAAGCTTCGGTTGCGTCTTTCATTCCGCTTATAATATATGGAGTAGGAGATGGAGATAATAAAGTGTATAATATTTTGCTTCCAATGTAAAATAAAGACGAAAAGATTATTATAACTGCTAATAAAAAAGTTAATCTTGATATCATTGTGTTAGATGATAAGAACTCGCTTAACATGCTTTTTTTCTCGCTTTGATATGGAATTAATGAACCTATATTTTTTTTAATATTGTCCAAAACTCCTTCCGGTGGATTCATATTATTACTATTATATAATAATAATAATAATTTTATTAATAATATTAATAATAACAATAATAATATTAATAATATTAATAATAACAATAATAATAATAATTTTATTAATTACAATATTAAATTGTAATTGTTCCTTTTTCTTTGTTATACTCAAGAAAGCTAACTTTTAATCTATATTTATTAAACATACTTGAGGCAACACTTGCATTAATACCTGCTTTATAAATATTATAAGCCTCTTGTGGATTGATTGAATTTCCTTCATAACGTATACGTGTTATAAAACCTTCAAAACTACTGTTTACACCATTATTACTTGCAGGAGTTCCTATTGTTTGCATATTTCCTATATATATATTTTTTTTCAATTGATTAGTATCGTAATTTTTATATAATCCATGTAATATAAATGAATTACGTAATTTACCGTCTAAATATACATCTAATGTGCGAGTATCTACACTAAGTGTAAGATTATTCCATTTTTGAACAGCAATATTAGGTATTTTGTATCTTGTATAATTAGCCTTATTTCCCGAGCTTGGTTTGTCTAAATAAGTTTCAATATCAATAAATAAATTATTTTCATATTTATCTAATGCTATATTTATATTTTTATAAAAATTTCCAGATGATTCTAATGTTACTTTACTACTAATACCAGATATAGCAGATGTTAATTGAGATACTGTAATAGCTGTTTCACGGCCTGCCATAAATAGAATATTTTTCTCATTAGAAATATTATCACCCCAATTATCAATAAAAAACCATACACTTAACATAAAATTTGATGAGTTCGTTTCAGGAATATCTTTAGAAAAAATAACATTTTTATTACTTGAGAAATAAGACGACGAAGCATTAGCACTATCATATCTCTCTGCTGGTAGTTTTGCATCGCACATTATATCAAATATAATATTTGTTTTAAAGAACAAGTTATTTAGTCCCCATATAAGAACAATCAAAAGTATTATTATTATTATTATACTTTTTATATTCATTATAATTATATATATAAAAATATAATAATGTTTTTATAATAATATTTAAGTCTTAAATATATTATTCTTTATTATATTTTTATTAAATTTTTATTAAATTTTGTAATATTTTGTTATATTTTTATTAATCTCTCAAATTTTTACTATACTTTATTATTTTTTGATAAATTATATAATAGTTCGATTGTTGATGGTGTCTTAATTTTATCATAATAATATATTTCTTTTATACTTCCATGAATGCCGTCTCTTTCACCAATAGTTATCTTATCACCCTTAAAATATGGTGATACATTTTCTTTAGAACCTACTAATTTACCATCAATAAATACATCTATTATATTGTTATCGTAATTTATTACAAAGAATAACCATTTTTGTAATTTGGGCTTATCCATCTCATAAATTGTATCTAACTGATCGCCTCTATTACTAATAGTTCTTGATTTTACTATTATTTTTTGCGAATTACCATTATAATATATGACAGGTTTATAAGCATAATTGAATAATACAGTATCTTTTGTATATGCTATTGATGTATTTGCTGGTTGTGAATTTATATAAATATAAAAACTTAGACTATAAGTATAACTATATGGAAATCTTTCTTTACTTATTACAGAATCATGGTATTCACCTTTAATATTATAGACACTGTTTACATCATTAAATAAAGCAAACGTGTAAGCTTTAGTATCATTAAGACTTGTATCAGTATTAATGTTATAGCTGCTATCTTTCATAAACCCACTATTCTCAGTAAGTGTATTCAATTGTTCTTTATTGAAATTAAAAGCAGCTATCATTTTATCATATTTATTATTTGATGGAGTTGTAGTGGTTTGTTCTTGTACTATATTCGGTAATTCGGTTGTTTTACTTAAATTTGTGTTTAAGTTTTGATATTTTCCTAAAGTTCGCTCTTCATTCAAATAAAAAGGTCCCGTGCCTTGTAAAATATCACTCTTATTAAATGTTCGTATGTATTTGAATATAATAGGCAATACAAATATTAATAATACCAATAATAGTAAAATGAAAAATAATAAATATACGGAGGATGGTGTTAGTTTTATATCTTTATTAATTTCATCGACAAGAATAACCAACAAGCAAGGAATAAAAAAAATCAAATTTTTGAAAATACATAAGAAAAACATAGCATAATTTTTTAATAAAGTTGTAAAAGAAGTTTCTTCTTTACTATCTTTACTATCAGATTGTTTTGTTAATTCGCAATATATTGACCCAGGTGAAGTGGGAGCAGCTTTTATAGAAAATAGCTTTGCTATTATTGCTAATACTATAAGAGCTATTAATATACCTACAATATTTTTTGAAATATCAAAAACATCATCACTATTTTTATGTAAATATAAAGTATAGTTTATTGTAAACAATGGTACTAAAAATATTAACAATAAATAAAACAAATATTTCAATATGTTAAATAGTGGTTTTGTTAATGTATTTTTTAAATTATCGAAATTAATAGAATCTTTAGACTCTTTAGAATCTTGAGTGGGAGAGATTGTAGTGCCTTTATTAATTAGTTTTCTATTTGTTGCATTATAACTATTTTTATAACGTGTAATAGTGGCATCAGTGTCTGATATATTATCCCAATTAGTATTATTCCTGTAAGCAAAAAAAAGGAAACAATATACACTAAATACTACCAAAAACAATGCCAATAAAATTTCATATTTTGTATTTTTTATAGCAAATAGATTTTGTTTCTCATTTAAATAATAAAACAAGGATAATATTAATATGATTAATATGCTAATAAACCATCTATAATATTTATGCTCTGATTGTCTCGTATCTTCGGGTTTTGTAATAAAACCATTAACTATTTTATCTAATATTTTTGCTAAAAATGTGCTAATGTTTTTAATAAAAAATTCTATTTTTCGCGCACTGTTATTTACAAAATCTTTAAATTTTTTAGTATTATCATCTGCCATAGTTACTAATATTAATATAGAATAATATATTATTATTAATAATATATTTGTTTTGTTTTTGTTTTGTTTTTGTTTTGTTTTGTATAATAATAATATTATAATAATAATATTATAATAATATTAATAATATTATAAATTTTCGCAAGCTGTTTTTCTTCCATGACAATCTCTACATAATGCTTCCAAATTATCTATATTATTCGAACCTCCGTATTCCAGTTTTATAACGTGATCTACCTCAAACCAAGCAGGTAATTGTTTTCTGCACTGTTTACAATGCCAGTTTTGAGATGCTGCAACAAATTTCTTTTTTGTTTCACTTACGCTACGTTTTGTTGAAGTATTTCCAGAATATAAAATCTTTTGTTGCTGCTTTGATAAATTATGATTGTTACTTGAAAAGGTTACTGATTTTTGAATATTGGGACTATTATATATATTATAGTTATTGTTCAATTCTTTCGATATGGAGTTTGATGTAAAATCAATAATTGGGCTAATAATACTTGCTGTATTTCTATCAATTGGTAAATACTTTATATATCCATTTGAGTTTGTTACAAGATCTCTGTAATTATTCGGATCTTTTTTTATATATAAATACACACAAAGTCCAATAAAAGCAAAAAAAGCCATCTTATAATATTTTTCATATTGTTTTAGTTTATTTATTAACTTACCTTCAAAATATGTATTAAGTAATACCAGTGCCGTTATAAATAATATAAGCAGTTCAAGTTTCATATTACTATTTTATTTATAATTATATAATAAATATAAAATTAATATTAGTATGATTAATAATAAACTTCCAAAAACATATTTATGCTTAGTTTTTCGTTCCTCGTTCTTTTTAAGTTCTTTTAATTTATAATGCTCATAATATTTATTTAAAGCATCATAATATGATACTTCTGGATTACCTAAATAAATATTTATCTTGTTATGTATAAAATGTGTCCATTTTATAAATGATTCCCTTGAATCTAAATAAGGTGTTACAGGATATGCGTCTAAAAATTTACTAAATACATTTCCTATATCGGGAACAGGTATAAATAAGGGAATATTTGTTATTAGGTCATAATATTTTTTCTTTGTGCTTTCATTCACGTTCAATGGGTATGATAATGCTATTGTGTATAATACAAACCAATAATGAGGACCCCATATATCAGGATTAAATACATTTGCATTATTCATTATATTTTTAATATATAATAGATTTTATTATAGCATATTATACATATTATACATATATATGTGTTAGTAAAAGTTAAAAATAATATATAAAAACATAGTTACTATATAATTAACAATATATAATCTATAATGAATACAAAAAAATTTATCTTTTGTAATAATTGCGGTAAGCTCGGTCATTTATTTCATCAATGCAAAGTTCCTATTACAAGCATTGGTATTATTCCTATAAGGATTACAAAAAAATTAAATACTATTACAAATAAATTAGAAAATAATATTGAGATTTTCATAATCAAACGCAAAGACACGTTATCATTTGTGGATTTTATGCGTGGAAAATATTCCATAGAAGATAAAAATTATATCACAAATTTATTAAATAATATGACAATAAATGAGCGACAATTTATATTAAATAATGAATTTGATAGTATATGGCAATATTTATGGAATTATAACACGAATAATTCTTATAAAAACGAAGAGAAAACATCTAGAGCAAAATTTATGATTCTAAAAAATGGATATTCAAATATTTTAGAAAGTTATGATTTAGAAAGTTTGATAAATTTATGCGATAAAAAATATACTGAACCTGAATGGGGATTTCCAAAAGGACGCCGTAATTATCAAGAAAAAGACATAATTTGTGCTCTTAGAGAATTTGAAGAAGAAACAGGATATGAGAAAAAAGATATTGCTATTATTAACAACATTGTTCCATATGAAGAAATATTTAGCGGTTCTAATTATAAATCATATAAACATAAATACTTTATTGGTATAATTAACAATAATTATATTCCTAAAAATAATTATCAAATTTATGAAATTACCGAAATTAAATGGGTATCTATCGATAATGTATATAACTATCTTAGAGAATATAATTATGAAAAAATTAATATTATAAATTATTTAAATAATTTATTAAAAACTTATAAACTATATATTTAATATATAGCAATGGATTTTTTATTTAATTTATTAGATCCAAAAGAAGAAAAGGTAAGCAAAGATAAATCAAACATACAACAAGAAGAACAAGAAGGACAAGAAGGACAAGGCGAAGAAGAAGGCGAAGAACAAGGCGAAGAACAAGGCGAAGAAGAAGGCGAAGAACAAGGCGAAGAAGAAGAACAAGAAGAGGAAGAAGAACAAGAAGAGGAGGAAGAAGAACAAGAAGAGGAGGAAGAAGAAGAACAAGAGGAAGATGAAGATGAAGATGAAGAAGAAGAGGAACCAGAAGAGGAACCAGAAGAACCAGAAGAAGACGAGGAAGACATTGAAAATATGGAAGAAGATATTTCTAATGAAGAAGAAGAAGAAAAAATAGAAGAAAAAGAAATAGAAGATAAAAAAGAAGAAATAGAAGAACCCGGTGCTGATGCCGGCGATGATGAAAACATTGAAGAGGCAGAAGAAGGAGATGATCCAGTAGAAGAGGTTCAACAAATTAATGAACTTGGACAAGGAAAAATAGCTGAAAAACAAACGGCACTTCCAATAGAGAAAGCCGCACCTATAGCACCGGTTTCGCAAGTTTCTTCTCCAGATTCGCAAGTAGTGTCTCCAGATTCGCAAGTTTCTTCTCCAGATTCACAAGTATCTTCAGAAACACAAGATACAAGCGTTATTCAAAATGAAAAACAATATGTGTCAAAAGAAAAGAATAATTTATATTTAGCATCGCTATTTAGAGAGAATATAAATAAAATAAGCATAGATAAGTCGGAGTTGGCAGGATTAGAAAGTCAGGTTAATACAAAAACAGATTTAAAATACTATTTAAATGCTATAGAATTATTAAATGCAAAGGAACTGAAAAATCCTTTAAATACGCATTATAAATATTTGTATCCGCACCACGATGACGAATTTTTTAATATTAAAATAGCAAATAAGAAAGAGTTTATGGAAAATAAACTAAAAATAAGTATTGACGCAGATTTTGAGAAACAAGCTAATGAAATATGTAATAAAGATTTTGAATTGGCACCATATCAAAAATTCATTAAAAACTTTTTATCAATACATACACCTTATAACGGACTGCTATTATTTCACGGTTTAGGAACAGGCAAAACGTGCTCAGCAATAGGTGTAGCAGAAGAAACACGCAAATATTTACAATATATGGGTTATAATGATAGAATTATTATTGTAGCCTCTCCAAACGTACAAGAAAATTTTTATTTACAATTATTCGACGAAACAAAATTAGAATTCAATAACGGATATTGGACAATTAATAACTGCGCAGGTCAAAATATATTAAACGAGATTAATGTGATGCAAAAAGATTTATCACGCGAAAAAGTGATAAAAATAGTAAAGAACATTATATCAAATTATTATTTATTTATGGGTTACACTCAATTCGGTAATCTAATAATGAAAAAATCTAATATATCGAATCAATTATTTGAAAATGATCCAAATAATAGTAAGAAAAAAATGATGATTAAAAAGAAGCTGCAAAAATATTTCAATAATAGATTAATTATTATTGATGAAATACATAATATTCGGCAGTCTAAAGATAATAGCAATAAATTGGTGTCTAATGAGTTAATGAATTTAGTTAAAAATGTTAGCAATTTGAAGCTAATATTTATGTCAGCAACACCTATGTTTAACGACTTTAAAGAAATCATTTTTTTAGTAAATATATTAAATATGAATGATAATAGGTCAAAAATAGAGCTTAAAGACGTGTTTAATAATGATGGAAGTTTTGTTGTAAATAGTAAAGGCGAAGAAGTAGGTCTTGAATTATTTAAGAGAAAGATAAATGGTTATGTTAGCTATGTTAAAGGCGATAATCCATTAAGTTTTCCATTTAGAATTTTGCCGATGAATTTTTCAGAAGCAAGAAGTATACTTAATGTTAAATATCCCGAATTAAAAATTAACGGCGTTAGCTTAAGTGAAAAAATAGAATTATTTGATATATACGTAAATAAAGTATCACCGTTTCAAGAGTTTGTATATAATATTGTCCTTAAAAATAATATCTCAAAGTTTGACGAAGAGAAAATTAATGCAATGGAAACATTTGGATACACATTATTACAAAAACCATTAGAAGCTCTAAATATGGTATTTCCTAATAGTAAATTAGAGAATTATTTTAAAGAAAAAATGGAGCTCTATAAAAGTATTCAGGATGTTATTGCTAATATTGATATTGAAGAAATAAACGGACTTATTAATATTAGAGATTGTGTAGGAAAACAAGGCATAAATAATATAATGAGTTATCAAGAATCACAGGCACCAAAATCAAGATATGGATATAAATTTAAAGGTGAATTTGATAAAACCAATATATTTGATTATGATGTTATAGAGAAATATAGTACTAAGATTAAATCCATATTAGATGCGCTATTTAATTCACAAGGTCCTATTATTATATATTCTCAGTTTATTGACTCGGGTCTAATACCTGTTGCTCTTGCGTTAGAATCGGCAGGTTTTACTCGTTATGGAAGCAATAAATCTTTATTTGCTACTCCACCAAGTGAAGAGTTAGACGTAAATACTTATAAGAAAAAGTCCGAATTTGGCAAAGAGGGGCGCTTCAAAAGTGCAAAATATGTTATTATTAGTGGAAACAGCAATATTTCTCCTGACATAGTAAGCGATCTAAAGGCTTGTACTGATACAAATAATATTAACGGCGAAATTGTGAAAGTTATTCTCTTATCAGCAGCAGGAAGTGAAGGATTAGATTTTAAATATATTAGACAAATACATATTTTAGAGCCTTGGTATAATATAAACAGAATTGAGCAAATTATTGGTAGAGCAATAAGAACGTGCAGCCATAAAGATCTTCTTCTTGCTGAGCGAAATGTTCAAATATATATGCATTCTACAATATTATCTAATAATAATGAGTCAGTAGATTTATTTATTTATAGAAAAGCAGAGGAAAAAGCCAAAGTAATTGGAACGGTTACGCGTGTACTCAAAGAGCATAGCATAGATTGTTTACTTAATTATGAGCAGCAAAAATTCGATGAGAAATTTTTGAATAAAGAATTAACTATTACTCTTTCTGACAATTCATCAATTAAATATTCAATAGGCACTAAAGCATATAGCGCTTTATGTGATTATATGGCCGATTGTAGATATTCGTGTAAACCTTCCAACGAAGACTATAACAAAATATATGGGACAAACGCAAAATTAAACAGTTCTTCGTATAACGAAACATTTTTAAAAACAAATAACGAAGTTCTTATAAAAGCATTGAGAGATTTGTATAAGGAAAAATTCTTTTATACCAAGAATGATATTATAAAGCACATTTTAACATTTAAAGAATACCCTTTAGAGCATATAAATAATGCTCTTAATGAGTTGGTTAATAATGAAAATATACTTATATCAGATAAATATGATAATTTGGGTAAACTAATAAATGTCGGCTCCTTGTATATTTTTCAACCTCAAAATTTGAATAATGATGCCACAATATTTGAGCGCACTAATGCGTTAATAACAAAGCCCAATGACTTAAAATTCAATATTTCAGAAACGGTCGAATTAGACGAAACTATTAAAGCAAATGTTTCAATGAAAGAAAAAAAGCCATCACTAATTAAAATGTATTCAAATAATGATCTTACTAATTTGTCAGAGTCTAACAAAGAAGTCGTAAGATCCAGTATAACCGAATTAGAAAATAATTATAAATATATAATTACTCATTTTCAACCCGCTAAAGGTGTTAAGACTATTAAAGACAATAAATATATTTTTTATGGTAAAATAATGGATATTTTGAAGGAGAAAAAGATAATATCAAGCGCAGAGATTCATAATATAGCAGTTAATATATTACTTGATGATTTAGATTTTAATAATTGTGTGTTGCTTGTTATTTACTTATTAAATAACAGCTATAATAAAGAGAGCGAATTCAATAAAAAATTATTGAGTTATTTTAATTCAAAAATTGTAACATCCAACGATGGAAAAACCAAAGCATTAATAATAGCTAACAAAAGCGAATTTAGAGATTATACGTTATATATAATTAAAAATATAAGTGATAAATTACAACCTCCTAATATTATTTTAATAATTGGTGAATTTGAGGACTATAATGATTTTGATAAAGTTATTGCTACTAATAAAATTACGCCACAGGAAGTAGCGCACGTTATTGGAATTTTATCAGTTAATAAAAAAATAACAAAAGAATTAGTTACTGAATTTAAAATAAAAACTGCAACAAATAAAGGTGCAAGATGCGACCAAGCTGGAAAAGCAAACACAGAAAAAATCTTTACTTCTTTAGATGTTCAAGAAGACGTGATTGATACATTAAAATCTTTAAATCAAAGTTATTTTTGTGCTGCTCAAGAGATATTCTTTAGGTTATATGATATGCGGAAAAAGGATGGCAAACGTTGGTTTTTTAATCTCTCTGACGCAATTGTTAATAACTTATAAATTTTTTCTTTTTCAAATATAAAGTTCAATTTATTTATTTATTTGTTTATTTATTTGTTTATTTATTTATTTATTTTTTATTTATTTGTTTATTTATTTATTTATTTGTTTATTTGTTTATATAATTGAAATAATTTTAAAGATTAAATTGATTATATATATTAATACATAATGTCTAAAATACAAACTCGGAAATCTCTTCCTAATAAAACAATTTTAGATAATTCGCATATATTTATGCGTTCTTTATTAACACAGAAAATTGTGTTAAGTTATAATGAAGTAAATAATAATATTTATAATATTTTAGAAGCTAAAATCAAAAATTTTAATGAAAATAAATGTATAAAGGAGGGGTTTATTAAAAATAATACCGTAAAGTTGCTCACATATTCGAGTGGCGAATTATTTGGAAATAAAGTTTTATTTGAGTGTGTTTTTGAATGTTTAATTACAAATCCTGTAGAATCAACCATCATCAATTGTATTGCCAAATCGTTAACAAAAGTAGGTGTTCGTGCTGAATTAGTCCTTGATGATGGCTCGTGTCCGTATGTAATTTTTATAGCACGCGATCATCATTATAATAATGAAATGTTTTCGCATATAAAAGAAAACGATATTTTACAAGTTAGAATTTTGGGTCAGCGCTATGAATTAAATGATAAATTTATTAGTGTAATTGCTGAACTAATAAGTATTAATAATTATGAAACATTAAAAAAGGATTTAAAGAAAATGGACAAGGAATCATATATGTTATCTGAAACGTTTCCTGTTCAAGATACATTACCAGTACAAGATACATTACCAGTACAAGATACATTAGTACTTAAGCAATCAGATAGCAAATTAAAAATTAAAGTACCTAAAACTCTTGCTGAAAATATTAAAAAATATAATGTATAAAGTTGATATAATATTAAAAAGTATTTAATAATATTAATTAAATACTTTTCAATAATATGAATAACGATGCAGACAATGCGGATATTACAGACAATGCGGATAATATAAAAAATATAACCTTAAAAACGAATATAATAGATTCTGTAAATAACGAGAATAATATACAATCGAGTGACTTAAGCAAGTTATGTAAATCGATTGAAATGCTTGAATTTTTTCATCACATTGAAATAGGTAAAATATTAAAATTAAACAATGTTTATTTAAATGAAAATAGTAATGGTATTTTTGTGAATTTAAATAAAATTTCACCTAAAACATATAAGGAAATTTGTAATTATATTGATTTTGTTAAAAAACAAGAAAGTGAAATTAATAAAGATGAAAAATTGAAAAGAAATTTGCAAACAACTTATTTTAAAGATAATAAAGACAAATAATACTATTTATTAAATGTTATGTTTAAATAAAGAAGAATTATTACAAAATATTAATTTAGATGAATTAAAACAATATATGTTATATGATTTAAAGAGCAACGAAACTACAAATACAAATACAACTACAAATACAAATACAACTACAAATATTATTGAAAAGATGGCTGTTCCAAGAAGTCAAATACAAATAAAATATACCAAAAAATTTAGTAAATATTATGAACCAATTAAGATTAATAATTCTAAAAATTTTGCTGACAAATTATTTTGGGTATTTTATAAACTATTGAATAATTTTACTAATAGCGATTTAGAAAACATAAATTCATTCAAAACTATGAAAGATTTTAAAATCAATTGTGTAGAGAAGATTAGGCTTCAGAAAAATATTTTGAAAGAATTTAAAATACAAAGAATGTGTGTCGAAGATGATTTAACAAATAATGAGAAAATTAGTTTTAAAACATTTCATGCCTTATGTATATTATATTTAATAAATGTAATTGTAATAAGAGATAATAACACTTATTGCGTATTATGTAGTAATAATGATGAAAAAGTTATCAATATTAAAAATTATAAACTAATAGAAATTTCAAATGTTAAAATTAGCGAAGCATTTAACAATTTTGATGTTGAATTAGTCTCATATACTGAAGAAGAACTGCAAACTATTTTAAAAAGTTATTATAATATTGAAAGTATTGAAAAACCAATTAAAGCGTTTAGTAGTTATAATTTAAGCGATTTAACAAATATAGCTATTAAATTAAGCATAACAATTTTTGATGAGCATGGTAAGAAAAAGAAAAAGCAAGATTTATACGAGAATATAATTAAGAAACTGACTTAAAGACAAGACAAGAAACTAATATGAGGGTTCCATTTTTTCTCTGTTACATTAGTTCGCTGAGTTATTATTTTTTCATATTTTTTTCATATTTTTTCCATATTTTTTCCATATTTTTTTCATATTTTTAACAAAATTGATATTATTTATTATTAATAAATAATAAATAATATCATTTTTAACAAAATTGATATTATTTATTATTAATAAATAATAAATAATAAATACTATTATATATTAATTATGAGTAAAAGCAGAGTAACTAATAACACACTAACTAATAACACACAAGAAACTAAGCCTAATGAAACTCTTAATGGCGAACTTAGTGAGAAATTTGTAAAATATATTGATATATATTTATCCAGTTATGCGCGATTTCCTGAAAATATGCACCCTGAATTTGAGGTTCGCTTTGGAACAAAAAAAATTAAAAATATAAATAAGGTCGAATTTTATAATATTATAAAAAGCCTTCTTAACTATGATTTTAAATTAAATAATGAAAATTATCAGTTAAAAATTATGAATGCAAGCAATTTGTCTAATATTAGAACACAAATAACAGGACTACCAAACATACAAAGCTATTGCAAATTAAACAATTTTTCTGGAATTTTAGACGAGCAAAATCTCTCTTTTGTTCAAAAAGACTATTTCAAAAATGACAAAGTTATGCTATATCCTTTAGATTTTGACGATTATAATTTCCGCGTTTGTTATCAAGTAGAGCAACACTTTGCACTAACGCACAGTTCTATAGAGGAACTAAAAGATAAATGGAATTCGATTAAAAAAGTATTTAGATACATTAAGCGTTATGAATACAAACATCCACAATTACCATTCTTAGTTCATTGCAGTATTGTGAAAACATCTAAAACACACGAAGGTAAATTTATTGAACAATTTAACATTAAAGATTCAGAGGTCTTTAATTCATTGGAGAACTATGAAATAGAGATTGAATTAAATAATGAATTTATTAGCTTAAATAAATTAGCCGCAAGCAAAGAATTTTTATATACTAATTTACGAAAAGTTATTAAATATATTTTAATTGGATTACAAGATACCAATTACCCTGTTACTATTAGCGAGATCAATAATATGAGTCAAGAATATTTGAAATTAATAAAAGGCTCCGACTATAAACAACATATGACTATTAATGTTAAAGATCATATTGGTCCTTCCTCATCCACTTTACAAATGATCAATCTTTTACCTGAGTCAGAAATAAACGATACTAATAGTTCTATTCCCAATATTAGAAACAATTATACAGTAACAGATAAGGCAGACGGAACAAGAAAATTATTATATATTTCACCTGACGGGCGACTGTATTTTATTCCTAATACAGTAAATTTTCAATTTACAGGATGCTATACTGAGAAAAAAGAACTTTTCAATAGCATTATAGACGGGGAACACATATTACATAATAAAAAAGGCGAATTTATAAATATGTATGCTTGTTTTGATATATATTATTTAGGCGGAAAAAATGTTACAGGACTGCCATTTATTAAAGTACATAAGCCGGCAGTTATTGAAGATGCTAATAGAGAAGATAAAAGCATAAAAGAAAATCCCGTTGCTTATCGTCTTAATATATTAAATAGTGCTATTAAAATAATAGAACTAAAATCAATTACAAACAATCCAAATATACATCTTAGAATAGTTGTCAAGAAATTTTACGGCACTGAAATATTTGATGGATGTAGTGCAATTTTAAATAATATTAAAGAAGGATTATATGAATATAATACCGATGGATTAATTTTTACACCAGCAAATACAGGCGTTTCAAGCACCCAAACCGGTATAGTCGCTCCAAATTATAAAAATACGTGGGTACAATCATTTAAATGGAAACCACCTGAATACAATACTATTGATTTCTTGGTAAAATTTAAAAAAAATGAATTAGGAGCAAATTTTGTAGGCACATTAAATAATGAAGGGCAAGATCTAACTTCATATAACCAAATACAGAGCTATTATACATTAATATTAAATGTCGGATTTGATGAGAGAAAACACGGCTATATTAATCCTTACAATGATATTATTAACAATAGCATTAAGCGTTATAATAAAGATAGCTATGCAAATAATTATAAACCAGCGCGCTTTTATCCAACTAATCCCAATGATATAAACGCAGGACTATGTAATATAATGGGTAAATTAGACGAGTCTAATAATCTCAAAATTTATACAACTGAAGGCGAGGAAATAGAAGACAATATTATTGTTGAGTTTGCTTATAATGTTAATAAACCCGATTTCTGGAAATGGGAACCTCTTCGCATTCGTTATGATAAAACAAGCGAATTGCGCTCTGGAGGTAAAAATTTCGGCAATGCTTATCACGTAGCTAATGCAAATTGGCAATCAATACATAATCCAATAAGCGAATCAATCTTAACATCAGGTAATGGAGTAACAATCAATGTTGATGAAGATGTTTATTATAATAAATTTTCTAAAACATCTGAAACAAAGTCGCTGCGCGATTTCCACAATTTATATGTTAAAAATATGTTGATTAATAAAGTATCAAAGTCAGGACATTCACTAATAGACTATGCAGTCGGTAAAGGCGGTGATTTACCTAAATGGGTAGCTGCTAATCTAAATTTTGTATTAGGTATAGATGTTAGCAAAGATAACATTGAAAATAGATTAGACGGCGTATGTGCTCGTTATTTAAATTATGCGCAACAACTAAATATTATACCGAAAGCATTGTTTTTACACGGAAATAGTATTTTTAATATTAAAGATGGCTCCGCATTCTATGATGATAAAACAAAGCAAATTAGTAAGGCTCTTTTTGGGGAGGGAACAAAGAATGAAGTCATGTTAGGAAAAGGAGTATATGCTAATTATGGTATTGCTAAAAACGGATTTAACGTTAGCTCTATTCAGTTTGCTATTCATTATATGTTCGAAAGTGAAGTTAAATTGAATGGATTTATTAAGAATGTAAAAGAATGCACAGCATTAGAAGGCTATTTTATTGGAACTTGTTATGATGGACACAAAATATTTAATATGTTAAATTCTGTAAAAATTAACGAATCTATTAGTATATTTAAAAATAATAACAAAATATGGGAACTCACTAAAAAATATGAAGCCGCTGATTTTATTGATGATGAAACCTCATTAGGTTACGGAATTGATATTTATCAGGAAACAATTAACAAAACTTTCAGAGAATATTTAGTAAATTATAAATATTTGTTGCGAATTATGGAGAATAATGGCTTTGTATTATTAAGCGAAACTGAATATAAGCAATTAAATCTACCCAATTCAATGGGTAATTTTGAGCAATTATATAATTTTATGAAGATGGAAGTTGAGAAAACTCCATATTTGGAGAAAAAATTTGGTAGTGCTTTGAATTTAAGCGCAGAAGAAAAGCAAATTTCATTTTTAAACAATTATTTTATATTCAAAAAAATAAGGAATGTTGAATATGAATCAGATGAACTAATTAGTAAAAAACAGGAGGCGCAAGAGAAGGATGTAATAGACGCGTCTATTAAAGAATTTGATATAATTGACGCTAATTTAGAGACTAATATCAAGGAGACTATTGATCTAAAATCTAAAAAATTAGCTGAAAAATATTTACAGGAAAACCAGATTTTAGATGAGCAAATACAACAATCAGAAGTTAAGAAACCCTCTGCTAAAATCAAATTATCACAAGACGAAAAAAAGAACTTAACAGAGCAAACCAAAAAACTTAAGCTTGAAGAAAAATTGAAAAGCCAACAAGAAAAGCAAGCACTAAAAGAACTTGAAAAATCTAAAAAAGCAGAAGAAAAGAAATTACAAAAAACACAAACCAAGAAAGCTTAGACCTAAAAAGAATAAATATAAAATATAAAATATAAAACTGATTCTCTTCTATTTCTCTCTATTTCTCTATTTTTTATTCCATTTTTATAAAACATTTATATAATTTTATAATTATATAAACATTTAAAACTATATTATGTTAGTAGCAAAACCATTTTATGACATATATCAACTTACCTAACTTAAACAATCTAAATTTAGATTTTAATATAATATATAAAAACGACTTAAAAAGCTGCATACTAAAAAAAGAGCTTTTATTGTGTAATTCATTGCATAATTATTTACTTATTTTAAAACAATCAATAGACGAATATAGTGAATATTGGGATATTATGAAAAAAATTACTAATCCATATGAATATATACATACTATAGTTCCTAATCATAAAGTATCTTTATGCAAATATAAACCATTATCAAGATCCTTTTTCAAAATGATAGAAATGATAAATACATTTGATTTTTTAAATGATAGAACTCCAATACAATCATTTCATTTGGCAGAAGGTCCTGGGGGATTTATTGAGGCTTTTAATTATAAAAGAAAAAATACAAATGACGTTTATTATGGTATGACTTTAATAAATGATAATATTAATATTCCATCGTGGAAAAAAGCCTCACATATATTAAATTCTAATAAAAATATTAAGTTAGAATATGGTGCCTCTAAAAACGGCGACCTATTTTTAAAAGAGAATTTAATTTATTGTAATAAGAAATATGCTAAGTCTATGGATTATATTACAGGCGATGGTGGATTTGATTTCTCGTCTGATTTTAATAATCAAGAAGACGTATCTTTTAAATTAATATTATCGCAAATTTTTTATGCATTAATTATGCAGAAAAAAGGTGGTCATTTTGTCCTTAAAATATTTGACATATTTAAAATAAAAACTATAGAAGTTATATATTTATTGTGTAACTTATATGAAAATGTATTTATATTTAAACCCAATACAAGTAGAAGTGCAAATTCTGAGAAATATATCATTTGTAGAAATTATAAAAATAATAATAAGAGAATAATTTCTAATATAATAGAGAACTTTGACATCTTGATTAATCAAGTAGAAAATATTTATAGCTTATTTAATATTGAATTTAATCAATTATTTATTACGAAATTACAAGAAATTAATGCTATATATGGCCAACAACAATTAGAAAATATTAAAAATACGCTTGGTTTAATACGCGAATTAAAAATGTTAAATATTGAATATAATTTACTTAATTATAATAATTATAATGGAATCCTAAAATATTTAAATATATCAAATAAGATTTATTCACATACTATAGATAATAATGATATAGAAAAGAATGATACAGAAAAGAATATTATAGATAATAATGATGTAGAAAAGAATACTATAGAAAAGAATATTACAGAAAAGAATGATGTAGAAAAGAATGATGTAGAAAAGAATGATGTAGAAAAGAATGATGCGATTGATAGACATATTGTAAAAAATAATAGTTATGATATAATTATTCCAGAAAGTCTGGATTTTGATTTAGTAGATTTTGAAAATTCTATAGATAATATTAGTATTATTAAAAGTACTAAAGATCATACTATAAGCACTATAAGCACAAAAGAAATATTTATAAATAAATATTTTAATAAATTGAATATGTTAATAAATATTAATATGCAAAAATCAATAAATTGGTGTAGAAAGCACAATTTTACTGTAAATAAGGAATTTTTAAATGAATGAATTTTTAAATGAATGAATTTTTAAATGAATGAATTTTTAAATGAATGAATTTTTATCTTAATATATTAATTCGTTTACGACGAATTTTTGTTGGTTCATTAATACATCCATAACACGCAGGAGATTGTAACACTTTAGTTAATTTTTCACATTCAGCCAATGACATATTAGGAGGACAATTGTTAATATTCGATTTTTTAGGACAATCTATACAATCATATTTTAAACTTGTTATTCTTGCACTCGAGGTGATTGGTCCTTGTGTTTGATACTTTGCATTAGATGGATTATATACAACACAATTTGAAGTACAATCAAAGTGTGAAAGTCCTCGCGATGGTAGATTTTGTATAAATGTCTTATTATTTTTATATAACAGTTCTCTATGCGACGAAGAATACTCTGTAGAAAGTTTTGTAGTTCCTGGTTTAATTACTAATGCTGATGGATTTAATGAGGTACATATTACTTTATTTAAATTCTCATCATAAAATTTATCACTATTTAGTATTTTACAATCACTGTTATTTTGTATATATGTTATAGTGCTTGAGTTAATATTATTATTAGGATCATCACAATAACTATTGTTATTTGAGTTATTTTGCGTCAAATTCTGTGTCACTATGTTATTTCCTGGTTTATCCATGCTTCCTATTAAAGATAGATTGCTAAATGTATTTTTTTTAGAGTCTAAATTTACATATTGCTTCCTATAGTGTTTAATAGGGTTAGCATTAAATCTATATTTTTTAACAGGACAATCTTCGCTCCAAGGGGCAGTTATATTTGTATTGTCTGGTATTTCATTTTTAATATTTTTAGGAATAATTGTTACATTGTTATTAGAAGAGGCTTTCCACGATATATTTGGTTGTATTTGATTAAAATATAGTTTCATTTATACTATATATAAAATTATATAATATAAAATTATATAATATAAAATATAAATTTATATAATATAAAATATAAATTTATATAATATAAAATATATATGAAAACAAAAATACAACTACCATTTAAGATATATGAAAAATCATTTGCTCTTATACTAATATTATTATTAGCATTACTAATAGTTTATTTTATTAATACGTATTCAAATATTATTGAAGGTATAACTGTTAATGCTGACCAAGAAAAAAATAATGAAAACACAAAAAATAGAGTAGAATCTGATAATAAACAAAAAGAAGCCGAACATAAGTCATCAAATCAAGATGAAAAAAATAAAAAAATGATAAATAATATAAAATAATATAATTAGCTAATTATATAATATTATAACTAATATTGTTGTTTTTAGTAAATATTAATATATTAATATATTCATTTAATTATATATATACTTAAATGCCAAGTAGTGATCCTAATAAGTGTGTTTCGCGAGGGTTCGGTTTTCAACATCCATATTCTTATTGTGTAAAACCATCGGAAGAAATGGTGCCTGGGGAAGTTACAACTGGTGGCCTAAGTATGAGAAATACAGAAAAAGTATTAAAAGGATTACTAAATTATGTTGATTATTTAACATTAGAAGCTACACCCGGGACAGCTGAGATATGCTTAGACACTAAAAAGGGTGGAGTTATAGGTAATAAGTATGTATTAAAAACAGATATAAAATGTAGAGTTGTAAATCCAGTTACAGGAACAATTTCAGGAGAAGCATATTTACATAAATATATGAATAATGCCGAAACAATAGGTGGCTTGCTAACGGGAGGAAGACCCCAAAATGATGTAAATGGACTAATACCATCAACCTTCGCAAGTGCCGGAAAAGTAGCCGGTAGCGTGGGAAATATTATGACATCATTTACAGGAAGCACTAACCCTCTTTGTATGGCTGTTCAATTAGATTGTCACGTGATTGATTCTAAAAATGACGCAAATAGTTATAAAGGAACAAGTCCTTTTGTACATTTATCTTTAGATGATATTGAAGATATAGATGTAGCTCATTATACTGGACTATTAGGCAAACCACAAATACCAGCCACCATTTGCTATGAATCTTTTACTAATTTAAATATTTTCAATAACAATAGTATAAATGAAAATATAATATATCAAAATATGGATAAAATACAGGGAGCATCAGATTTTGAAAGCGCACTGAATGTAGTAAATTTCCAAGATGAATTTTTAGTAAAATCGTATTATATAGGGTTCTCTATTTTTATAATAATTATAATATTCAAATTATTAAATAAGAAATAACAGCTAATTTTTATTAATTTTTATTAATTTTTATTAATTCATAAAATTGTATACTAAATTGCTTGCGTTGTTATTTGTTACTTCGCCTGCTAATATACTATCTTCATATAATTTTCGCAATACATCATTAGGGGCTTGAGAACCAAGTTTTATAAGATTCTTAGTGCGTAAATAATTTTTAACTTCTTGAATTGGTTGCTGCTTTAGTTGAACAACCTCTTGTTTAATTCTTTTTTGTGTTTCTCTATTTTTTACCAATAAACCTATATGTTTGCTCCCGTTTTTTTTCCCTAAAGTATATTTATATGTTCTTGTTATTCTATTTATTTTTGGAATATGCAAATCAATAGTATTCTCACTTGAAGAAACTATTGTATTAGATGGCGTTGTATCCACGCTAATATCTGAGAGAGTTGTTTCTTTAGCTTCATTAGCTTCTTTAGGTTCATATGAATATATTATAGGTTTTACTTGAGGCTCTATATATGTTGTTTGTATTTCTTGAGGTTCTTCTTTAATTTTTAGTTGAATTGGTTGAATTGGTTGAATTGGTTGAATTGGTTGAATTGGTTGAATTGGTTGAATTGGTTGAATTGGTTGAATTGGTTGAATTGGTTGAATTGGTTGATTTTCTATATTAATGTTATTATCTAATATAGGATCTTTACATTCAAAATATTTATTATTACCCAAATCAATGATTAATCTTTTTCCGGGATTAGTTGTATTGTTTTTTTGTGTTCTATTCGCTTCTCTAAAAGTTGGTAATGTTCCATTTTTTAAGCAACCGTGTGTGGGTGTTTTTACTTTTACATTATTATACATAAGACTGTCTTTAGGTAATTCTATATTTACATCTATATGTGGGACTGCCTTCATTGATTTATTACGAATTGCCTTCTTTTTTTTCGATAATTCGTGTAAAAATGTGAGAGATTTGTTAAATTCTCTTTCAAAATCGGTATTGTTAGTTTCATCAGCACTAAATAAATTTGTGTCTTGCTTTGCTAAATTGGTTTCTTTATTTTTCTCTTCATTATACGTTGCTGTTTCTTTAGTTTTTTGATAATCTTTCACTCTTTTCAATAATTCCTTTTTTAATTTATTAGTTTTCATTGAACTATTTTTATCATCAACCGGTTTTATTTTCTTCTCTTTTTTTGAACTTTTTTTATCACGGCCAAATTTGAATAATGCAGGATTTATTTTTAATATTTTTGGTGATGACATATTAATTTTATTTTATTATTTAAAATAGTAATAATATTTAAAATAATAATAATTAACCAAATTTTATTTAAAAATTGATTTTGATTTATTAATTAGCAGTTAGTAAGTATAATTATAATACTATGGATTTTAATGCTCCTAAATCGGATGTGGATGTTCCTAAATCGGATGTGGATGTTCCTAAATCGGATGTGGATGTTCCTAAATCGGAAATTCCTTGGGTCCTAATCGAATCGTATTTTAAGCATAAGCATTTAAAACAGTTAGTTAAGCATCAATTGGAGTCATATAATTATTTCGTAAATAATCAAATTCAACAAACGATTGAAATGTTTAATCCCTTAAATATTTGTTCTGATCATGATTATATCAAAGAACATAATTTGCACAGATTAGAAATCGAAATTACATTTGAAAACTTTTCGATATATCGCCCTCAGATTTATGAAAACAACGGATCAACAAAGATTATGTTTCCACAAGAAGCGCGATTACGTAATATTTCGTATTCATCGGCTATGACAATTGATTTAAATATTAAATATACTGTTCGCAATGGTGAAAATTATAATAATGTATTAAATTATCAAAAGAAAATTAAAAATGTGCATATTGGAAAGCTTCCAATTATGTTAAAGTCTGATTTATGTGTATTAAATCAATACAAACATTTAGATCACAATGAAACAGGTGAATGCTATATGGATCCAGGAGGATATTTTATTATTAACGGTTCAGAGAAAACTTGCATTAGTCAAGAACGTGCAGCCGAAAATCAAATTTATTGTTATAATATTGAGAAAAATAACAATAAATGGTCGTGGAAGGCAGAAATGAAGTGTATACCTGACTGGAAATGTATTTCTCCTAAACAAATCACTCTTTACATTGCTTCCAGAAATAATGGATATGGAACTGCGATTTATCTACAAATTCCACGTGTTAAAATTCCTATTCCATTATTTATAGTTTTTAGAGCATTAGATATTATTAGCGATAAAGAAATTTGTGAGCTAATTATGTTAAATATTGACAATGAAAATATGAAAAAGATGCTGCTTTCACTTAAAGCATCTATTATTGATGCGAATAAGTATATAACAAAAGAGTCGGCTATTAAATTTATTGTAAATAACGTAATTTATACACCAATGAATATGGATAAAGAAACCGGTTCAAAGAAGAAATATGATTTTGCTATGGAAGTATTAAGCAATGATATATTTCCTCACTGTAAAACAGAAAAGCAAAAAATATATATGTTAGGTTATATGACAAATATGTTACTACAAACCTCATTCGGTTGGTTACAAGAAAGCGATCGCGACTCATATATGAATAAACGAGTTGATTTAACAGGACCTCTATTAAATAATTTACTACGTAATTATTTCAATAAGCTTGTCAAAGATATGAAAAAGCAAATTATTCGTGAAATAAATAATGGATCTTGGAAATCGAATGATGACTACGAAAATATTATTACAAAAACAAATATTTATAAGATTATCAAATCTACAACTATTGAGCAAGGCATTAAACGTGCCTTAGCAACAGGCGATTTTGGTATTAAGCAAATTAATAGCAATAAAGTCGGTGTTGCTCAAGTATTAAACAGGCTTACATATTTATCAAGTCTGAGTCATCTTAGGCGGGTCAATACACCAATTGACAAAAGCGGTAAATTAGTCCCTCCTCGGCGACTGCACAATTCGACCTGGGGATTTTTATGCCCAGCAGAAACACCAGAGGGGCAATCTGTTGGTGTTGTTAAAAATCTGGCTTACTTATCACATATTACCATTAATTCTAATAGCTCAGGACTTTATGATTATATATTACCTATTATTCAATCGCTCGACACATATAATGGTTCATATAAAGATTTAGATGACTTTGCTAAAGTATTTATTAATGGTTCTTGGGTTGGATTTACAAGCGAACCAGAGAAAGTTTATAATATTTTAAAGGATAAAAAATATAAAGGTATTATCAATATTTACACCTCAATTATATTTAATAGCAAACTTAAAGAAATCAGAGTTTGTAATGATGCGGGACGTATTACGCGTCCATTATTAAAAGTGAAACATAATAAGATTTTATATACTAATTCAATTATTCAAAGAATTAAAGATGATGAACTAAATTGGGATGATTTGGTTGTAGGAATTAAATTGGAAGACTCGATTATTGAATATGTTGACTCATATGAACAAAATAATGCAATGATTGCTATGAAACCTGTTGATTTATTAAACAATAACAACAGCTCTGGCGCTAATCATAACAATATTTATCATTATAGTCACTGTGAAATTCATCCAAGCACTATTTTTGGAATTTTAGCATCGTGTATTCCTTTTCCTGACTCTAATCAATCTCCTCGTAATACATACCAATCTGCTATGGGTAAACAAGCTATTGGAATGTATGTAACTAATTATGATAATCGTATGGACAAGACTGCCTATGTATTAACATATCCTATGCGTCCTCTTGTAGAAACGCGTATAATGAATATTATCAAATTAAATAATATTCCATCTGGTCAGCAAGTAATAGTTGCTATTGCTAGTCATACTGGATATAATCAAGAAGACTCCTTATTATTCAATAAAGGCGCTATTGATCGAGGACTATTTTTAGCAACAATATATCATACAGAGAAAGACGAAGATAAAAAATTATTTGGAACGGAAGAAATCAGATGTAAACCCGATAAAACTAAAACCAAGAATATTAAATTTGGTAACTATGATAAATTAACTTCGCAAGGAATTATGAAAGAAAATACTCTAATTGAGGACCGCGACATTATTATTGGTAAAGTAATTCCGATTAAAGAAAATAAAAATGATTTTACAAAAAGCGTTAAATTTAGTGATGGTTCTGTTTCACATAGAACACACGAAGAAAGTTATGTAGACAAGAATTATATTGAAACAAACGGAGATGGGTATAACTTTTGCAAAGTTCGTATTCGTAATTTTAGAAAACCGGTGATTGGAGATAAATTTTCAAGCCGTCACGGACAAAAAGGAACAATTGGCAATATTATTCCTGAAGAAGATATGCCTTTTACAGCAAATGGTTTAAAGCCTGATATTATTATTAATCCACACGCTATTCCAAGCCGTATGACGATTGCTCAGTTAAAAGAAACATTGCTTGGTAAGGTATTACTTGAATTGGGCTTATTTGGTGATGGAACCAGTTTTGGAGAATTTGACATTTCTAATATTATTGGTAAGCTCAATGATTTAGGATATGAATCAAAAGGAAATGAGCTAATGTATAATGCGCTCACTGGTGAGCAATTAACAATGAATATATTTATTGGTCCTGCTTTTTATCAAAGACTTAAGCATATGGTAAATGATAAGCAACATAGCAGATCTATCGGTCCTATGGTTAATTTAACTCGACAACCTGCTGAAGGTCGTTCGCGTGATGGTGGTCTTAGGTTTGGAGAAATGGAACGTGATTGTATGATTTCACATGGTGCCTCTCGATTTACAAAAGGGCGAATTTATGACGCCTCTGACGCATTTAGCGTATTTGTATGTAATAAATGCGGATTGATTGCTTCATTTAATAATAAAGAGCATATTCATTATTGTAATACGTGTGGAAATAGAAATGATTTTAAATATGTGGAAATACCATATGCTTGCAAACTTATGTTTCAAGAATTAATTACAATGAACATTGCTCCGCGAATTATGTGTGAGTAAATTTGTTTAAATAGAAAAAACTATTTATAAAAATAATTATTTAGTAATATTTTTTTTCTTTATTTTCTATTTTTCTATTTTTCATTTCTATTTTTCTATTTTTCTATTTTTCTATTTTTCTTTATTCTTCTAAAAATAAAATATAATATATATAGTAATAATATATTATGATATTTGATAAAAACTCACTTGGCGGAAAATCAAATATTGGGCAGCCTATGTTACATGGATCAATGGACGGAGGTAACGACAGGTCATTAAGTCGCAAATATTTATCACGTGCTTTTGGTAATATGTATAACAGTGGTCTTTCCTCGTCTCCATTAACTTACAGTAAAAATGTATTAGGTCCTTTTAGAACCGCTTATAATGCCGGAGATGTTATAACTAATAATAACGTTCCAACAAATATTAAGTATGGTCAAGAGTCTAATCAAGTAGGTGGAAATAATTTGTCAAGACTACAAGTTAGAGGTGATGGAACAAGTGGTCAAAATGGAAAAGCAATGTATTCCGGTAATCCTAAATTTGTTCATGCTGGGTCAGATTATATAAGATTTAAGAAGTTACAAGCATTAAATAAAAATTTTAACGACTGGAGTTATGGAGGTGCTAATAACTCTCAAGCACAACATGCTATAAATAGAGTTAGAAAGTAATGCATCTATTACTAATATATTTAGTATATTAAACTAAATTTATAATATTTTTTATATTTATAAATATTATAAATGGAAGGCGTTTCTAATGATGAAGTTGTTATAGAAGTGGTTGCTCCTGTTACAGAAGTTGTAGAAGAAGTTGCTCATGCTCCAGTTCAGGAAGAAGTTGCTCAGGAAGTAACTCATGTTGAAGAAGTAACTCCAGTTCAGGAAGAAGTTGCTCAGGAAGTTGCTCCAGTTCAGGAAGTTGCTCCTGCTGAAGAACTAACTCCAGTTCAGGAAGCAACTCATGTTGAAGAAGTAACTCCAGTTCAGGAAGTTGCTCATGTTGAAGAAGTAACTCCAGTTCAGGAAGTTGCTCCTGTTCAGGAAGAAGTTGCTCATGTTGAAGAAGTTGCTCCAGTTCAGGAACTTGCTCCAGTTCAGGAAGAAGTTGCTCAGGAAGTAACTCCTGTTGAAGAAGTTGCTCATGTTGAAGAAGTTGCTCATGTTGAAGAAGTTGCTCATGTTGAAGAAGTTGCTCATGTTGAAGAAGTTGCTCATGTTGAAGAAGTTGCTCATGTTGAAGAAGTAACTCCAGTTCAGGAAGAAGTTGCTCATGTTGAAGAAGTAACTCCTGTTCAGGAAGTAACTCCTGTTCAGGAAGCAACTCCTGTTGAAGAAGTTGCTCCAGTTGAAGAAGTAACTCCTGTTGAAGAAGTAACTCCTGTTGAAGAAGTTGCTCAGGAAGTAACTCATGTTGAAGAAGTTGCTCATGTTGAAGAAGTTGTTCATGTTGAAGAAGTTGCTCATGTTGAAGAAGTTGCTCCAGTTCAGGAAGAAGTTGTTCAGGAAGTAACTCATGTTGAAGAAGTTTCTCCAGTTCAGGAAGAAGTTGTTCCTGTTGAAGAAGTTGCTCCAGTTCAGGAAGAAGTTGTTCAGGAAGTTGCTCTTGTTGAAGAAGTAACTCCAGTTCAGGAAGTTGCTCCTCTTGAAGAAGTAACTCCTGTTCAGGAAGAAGTTGCTCCAGTTCAGGAAGAAGTTGTTCAGGAAGCAACTCCTGTTGAAGAAGTTGTTCCTGCTGAAGAAGTTGCTCCAGTTCAGGAAGAAGTAACTCCAGTTCAAGAAGAAGTTGCTCCAGTTCAGGAAGTTGCTCCTGTTGAAGAAGTTGCTCCTGTTGAAGAAGTAACTCCTGTTCAGGAAGTTGCTCCTGTTGAAGAAGTAACTCCAGTTCAGGAAGAAGTTGCTCCAGTTCAGGAAGTTGCTCCTGTTGAAGAAGTTGTTCCTGCTGAAGAAGTTGCTCCAGTTCAGGAAGAAGTAACTCCAGTTCAAGAAGAAGTTGTTCCTGCTGAAGAAGTAACTCCTGTTGAAGAAGTTGTTCAGGAAGTAACTCCAGTTCAGGAAGAAGTAACTCCAGTTCAGGAAGTAACTCCTGTTGAAGAAGTTGTTCCTGCTGAAGAAGTTGCTCCAGTTCAGGAAGAAGTAACTCCAGTTCAGGAAGAAGTTGCTCCTGTTGAAGAAGTAACTCCTGTTCAGGAAGTAACTCCAGTTCAGGAAGAAGTTGCTCCTGTTCTTAACGTTGTAGAGGAAGTTGCTCCAGTTCTTAACGTTGTAGAAGAAGTTGGTTTAGGGACAAATACTATTATTGATACTGAAGTTGATTCAAACAATTCATGCTTAACAGGTTGTTCCATAAGTTGCCAAGTAGTTACAAAATCTGAAACTGTACCAATTAGTAAAAAACCAACTCTTGTACAACCAAAACCACTTAGTAAGAATAAATCTAAATTTTCAATGAGATTGTTTTAATGTTTTAGAGAGATTATAAATAATAAATAAATAATAATAAATAATAATAAATAATAATAACTTTTTATTATATAATAATTATGTCAAAACACATTTCAAAGAATATGCCTTCAAATGGTAGTAATGTTACAGATAGAACGAGCACATTTATTTTAGGAAGACGCGCATTCAATTTTTCTTCTCATAAGTCTGAAAATTTAAAAAAAAATGCTGACTATAGCTTAGTAACAAATAAAGTAACGTCAAATGTGTGCGCAAAGCCATTAGAAAATATGAGCAGTGATTTAAGATTACAACGTTTAAGATTAGCAACAATAGGAAATTCATCAATGAGTTTAAAAAATGACAAAGATTTTATACAATTAAATGGTAAAAATCAAGATGTCAATTATGTTAATAATGTATTAAGCCGGGTGCGAGGAGGTGGATATATTGTCCCCAAAAAGGGTAAATAAACAATAAACAGCAAAGGCGAAAAGTTAATATATTAAAACTATTTAGAGCTAAAATTGTATTTATAATGAGTATACTTTATTAATACAATAATATGACACTTGTAGAAGAGTATTTAGAACATACTAAAAACTACAAGGAAATTTATGGAAGTAAAACATTGGTGTTAATGCAGGTTGGCAGTTTTTACGAATGTTATGCTATTAAAAAAGGCGAAGGAATTTATGAAGGAAGTAATATTGTGGATTTTGCTCAAATTAATGATATGGTTATAGCTAACAAGAATACGACAGTTAATGACGAGAATGTTGTTATGGCTGGGTTCGGACTACCTCAACTTGATAAATATGTGAAGCGTATGTTAAATAATGGTTATACTGTTATTATTTTTGCTCAGGACTTACAAATGAAAAATACCAGTCGAAGCTTGGTTGGTATATACTCTCCGGGGACATATTTTGATACTAATGACAACACTAACTCTGACAGCGAAAACTCGAGTAGCAACACCAATTTAAGCAATAATACACTATGCTTATGGATACATTATAGCAAACCAAATAAAGTTGTTAAAAACGAAACTCTTAGTATTGGACTAAATATTATTGATATTTTAACAGGTAAACTAATAAATTATGAATATTCACAGCCTTATGAGAATAGTCCAACAACTTACGATCAATTAGAAAAATATATTTCTATTTATAATCCGAGCGAAGTAATTATTATTAGCAATAAAATGAATAGCAATGAATTAAATGCTAATATTACAGAACTTAAAAAAAACACATATATTGATGATGTTATTAATTATGCAAATATTAATGCGCAAAAAATACATAAAATATATTTAGATGAAAAACAGGTTGGCATTAATAGCAAAGCAGTTGATATTAATAGCAAAGCGGTTGATAGCTTTGAGAAAATAGCTATCAATTGTGAAAAACAAGTATATCAAGAAACTCTCATTGATAAAATATTTGGAGCAGGAGCATACAGAAGCAATTTTGAATTTCAAAATTATAGTATTGCTAATCAGAGCTTATGTTTTTTGATTGATTTTATCGACAAACATAATCCTTCACTAATTAAACATATTGATTTTCCGTGCTTTGAAAACATTAACGCCAAATTAATATTGGCTAATCATTCTCTCAAACAATTAAATATGATTAGTGATCAGCGTCATAATGGTAAGTTAGGTTGTGTAGCAAACTTTTTAAATAATTGTATTACAAATGCGGGTAAACGCAAATTCAATTATGATTTATTACATCCAATTTGTGATGGTGTTATTTTAAACGCCAGTTATGATGTTACAGACCATTTAATTAAAACAGAATTTTACAAAACAATTAGGGAATATTTATTAAATGTGAGAGATATTGAAAAAATAGATAGAAAGCTTGTGTTAGGTAAAATTGAACCGCGTGATTTTGCGAGCCTCTATAATAATCTCTCAAATGTTTCAAAATTATTTGAGAAAATTACTTGTATTCAGGAAAATAAGGAGTTAGCACTTTACATTTCAAACATTATTAATTATGACATAAGCGCCGCTTGTAATAAAATTAATAATTATATTAGTAATGTATTTGACCTTTCAAAGCTTAATGTTGTGATCGATAAGTTAAATAACAATGATTTAGAATCTATGTTTTTTATTAATCAAAACTATAATGCAAATTTAAGTAAACTATATAAGAATTCACTTGACTCGCGACAGCAATTAGAGGCAATTGCGTCTTTTTTCTCTAATTTATTAATGGAATATGAAAAATCGAAAACAACTAATTCGAACAAAGCCAAGACAAAAGCAAAAACATCCAAAAAAGAGACTAATGAAGATAAAAACAGTGATTATATATCAAATCCGTCGTTAATAAATGATGATTTTGTTGGTGGCAGCTATATTAAGTTTCACGAAACTTCTAAAAATGAGGTTATGCTAATTACTACAAAACGGCGAGGAGCAATTTTAAAGGAAATTATACAAAAGATTATTGAAAAGTCAGGAACAAAATATGAATATATTAATTATACTTCAAAGTATAGTAAATTTGGCGAAATTATTGAAATCGATCTCTCGAGCATTTTATTTAAAAATCACGGATCTGCTAATTCAAATATTATTGTTTATTCACAGCAAATCGATAGCATATGTTATGACATTCAAAATTCACGAGAACAGTTAATTGAGGAAATTAATAGCAATTATAAAGCCATTTTGTGCGAATTCAAAAACATTATATATAATGTTGTAACAAATACAAATACAAATATTAAAAACGAGAGATTTTCACTACTTGGCAAAATCTCTCAATTTATTGCACTAAGTGATGTATGTTATGTTAAAGCTTATAACGCGTTAAAATATAACTATTGCCGCCCGGTTATTGCTAATGGTAATAGTGAGGGCTCTAACAAATCATATGTTAACTTTAAAAAAATTAGACATTGCTTAATAGAGCAATTAAATACTAATGAATTATATGTGACTAATGATTTAGAAATTGGGACGTCTAATAATGGACTATTATTATATGGAACAAATGCTGTGGGTAAAACCAGCTTTATAAAATCTATTGGAATTGCTATTATTATGGCGCAAGCAGGTATGTTTGTGCCGTGTGAAGAATTTACATATTATCCATATGAATATTTATTTACTCGACTATTAGGTAATGATAATATTTTCAAAGGTCTCTCTACGTTTGCTGTAGAAATGTGCGAATTGCGAACAATATTGAAAAATGCTAATAGTAAAAGCATTATTTTAGGCGACGAATTATGTAGCGGAACCGAATCGACGTCTGCACTAAGCATTTTTGTTTCGAGCTTAGAGAGATTGCACTCTTTAGAGAGCACCTTTTTATTTGCAACTCACTTTCACGAAATTTTAGAATATGAAGAGGTGAAAAATCTGGATTCTATGAAAATATATCATATGAGTGTATTTTTTGATCGTGAGCAAAAGACGTTAATTTATAATAGAAAATTACGCACAGGACCAGGAGAGTCTATGTATGGGCTTGAAGTTTGTAAATCACTGGACTTACCTGAGGATTTTATTGAGCGGGCATATGCTATTAGAAATAAATATAATAAATCTAATGTTAGTGTGTTAGAAGCAAAAAAGAGCCGCTATAATGCAAATAAATTGCGTGGAATGTGTGAGTTGTGTAATAACAACGAAGGGACAGAGGTCCATCATTTACAATACCAGAAAAATGCAAAAGATGGAATTATTAATGGCGAGTTTAATAAAAATCATAAGGCGAATTTAATAAATATATGCGAAGCTTGCCATAATAAAATTCATAGTTCAAGCCAAGAATTTAGAATAACTAAAACCACTAATGGCTATAAATTGCTCGAATTGTAAATAAAATATTTTATTATTATAACATAATAATATAATATGGAAAAATCTCCAAAAAAACAAGTAGCAACATACATTATTTCAGCACATGGAACTATGCTCACATCTATATTAGGCAGTCCACAAACAAAAAAATATTTTGCTATTACTATACCAGAAAATGTTGAACTATATACACATGATACTTTAGGAAAGTGTATTCCGATGTATAAAACAGAGTCGGATTTTATATGTAAAAATTATAAAGATGAACTACAACAGTCTCTCAGTCCTGCTTTTAAGTTTAGTCATGAAGATGGAGAAATTAATAAATTTCCTGAACTATTTTTTACACCCGATAGTAATACTCCAGCACATTTTTACACAGGTATAACACATTGTATTCCAGAAGCACTTAGAACTACCGGTTCACGAAAAAAAGAAATAATTTATAATATTGATGCTAAAAATACAAAAAATTGTGCATGTAGTTCAATTGTTTCTAATAGTATTAATTTACCCTATGATTGTGAGAAAAAATATAGCCAGTATTACAAGGATCAATTAAGAGATTATAACTATGATCCTAATAGTAATACTAGTAAATGTGGTCCAATTTTAATGAGTGAAGCTGTAAAAGTTATTAAAGCACACTGTAAAACATATTATGAACCCAATTGTGTAATAAAAATTTATATATTTTCATGTTTGGTTGAAAGGGATTTAAAAACATTAATATATGATTATAAGAGGTCATATAACCACGCAAAACAACTAGCGAATCCTGACAATCCAGAACCAACTAGCATAAGACTTGTAACACCAATCACTACTCTTCCATCAACTAGTGTAAGACTTGTAACATCAGACACAATTCTTCCACAAAATGTTAAGCAAATTAACCCAGAAGTAGTAAGTACTAATACGAACATAAGCACCGAACAAATTATGGCAAGGCTTAATGACTTAACTTCACAGCCCCGAATCCGCAAGACACTAAGAGAATTACTAACAGAAACACCAACATTTGAACCACCAAGAGAAACACTAAGATTTGAACCACCAACAACATATTTGCAAAGTAAAGCTAACTTAAGGGACTTTTATTATGAAGTTAGTGAACCAAAAAATAATGCACTTTCAAAAGTTGTTCTTACAAATTATGTAGAAAATCTATCAGACTTTAAAGCACTACCATTAATACAATCGCATCTTTCTAAACATAGATTTAGTATAGGATTTAAAGTATTTGAATTTATAACTTATAAAGACGCATATACGGAATTTACAAAAGAACAAGATGCCAAGTTTGATGCCCCACGACATAAAAGACTTGAACAATTACAAAAAAAACATAGAGCATTAAGTAGACAGTACCTTGTTTTCTATTTAATTAATGCGTTAAATAAAATTAGAGCGGAGCACAGTGATGACATTACTATTTTGCCTGAATTCAATACAATTAGCTTCGTTCGTCCATTTACTAAAAGCGTTACAGATAGTGAGTTAGTTGATAGCGACTTAATTATTAGAGTCTATGATGAATTAAAAAAATTAATAGCACTTGAAAAGGCAAAAAAATTAGGAGAGGGTCGGCGTGTTAAAAAAACATTACGCAAAAAATACAAAAAACCAAAAAAAACTAAACACATAAGAAGAAGATTTACACATAATCTTAAGAGCAAAAAACACACAAAAAAGTAGTATAATAATAATAATAAAATATTTTATTATTATAACATAATAATAATATAATATGGAAAAAAGTCCAAAATCTCCAAAATCTCCAAAATCTCCGAAAAAACAAGTAGCAACATACATTATTAATGCGCACGGAACTATACTTTCAAGTCAGTTCGGAGATAGTGATAGTGCAATAATAACAAGAAAGTATCATGCTATTAATATACCAAAGAATGTGGAACTATATACATTTGCTAATTTAGGTAATTGTATATCCTCTTATGACGAAGAGGCAGAATTTTTATGTGATATATATCCAGATAAATATAAAACAAGACTAAGAAAATCTATTAATCCTGCTTTTAAGTTTAGTCATCAACCTGGAAAAACAAACAAATTTCCTGAACTATTTTTTACACCCGAACAAGAATCTCCTGTGGAATTTTATTCGGGTATAATACATTGTATTCCACAAGCACTTAGAACGACTGGTTCTCCTGGAAAAGAAATTATATATAATATTGATGCTAAAAATACAAAGAACTGTGAATGTAGTTCAATACTATTAAAGGAGGATGCACACGCCTATGATTGTGATGCAAAATACAGCAACTATTATAAACAACAATTAAGAGGTTACAAATATAATCCAGCTACTAATACTAATACTAATATTAATAGTTGCGGTCCAATTTTGATGAGCGAAGCTTTAGAAGTTATTCAAACGCATTGTAATACACATTATAATTCCAATTGTCTAATACAAATTTATGTAATAGCTTGTTTGGCAGAACAAAATTTACACACATTAGTTAGAGGTATTAGAGATGCCTATAGAAATGCTGAGCAAAGAATTAAGCATGGCGAAACAAAATTAATTAGCACAATAGAAACTAGTCCTCAATTTTGTTTAGCGAAAAATAGTCCGCAGTTTTGTGTCGCCGAAAAACCTCCAACACAAGTTTCTAGTGACGCAACAGCTTTATACAGTCTATTAGGAACTACTATTAAACCGAGACCAAATAGTATTGAACCAATTAGTGTTGAGTTGATTAAAGATGATTTGCTAAAATCATTATTAGGAATTCTTAACAAAACAGATCCTAAAGAAAAACAGAAAGACATTAATACAAAGGAAGCTTATTATGAAGCTATGATCCATAATACATTTGCTAAAGTTGACAAACAAAATGTTGTAGAAAGTTTAAATGACTTTAAACCTACCCCATTAACAAACCCTCTATATGATACTCACATATTTATGTATAATGGTAAAGTATTTAAGATTAAAACGTTTAAAGGTGCGTACATGGAATTTAGTCAAAACGATCATGATAAAGTTAGCGGAACATTTGAAGAAAAATCTAAAAAATTAGAAGAAAAATATAGAACACTCACCAAAAATAAACTGCATAATCACGTACAACAAGCATTTGACAGATTTAGGGTTAAATATGATTACACGGATGATGAATTATATGGAGACAATGCTGTTTTTACTCCTACTCCCAACGAACTTGATATTTTGCCTAAGATTAATGAAATCAACTTAGCACTGCCATTTAATATTACAACAACAAGTAAGTATCTTCCAACTAATATAGCCGAAATAATATATACACAATTATTAAAATTAATAGCACTTGAAAAAGCAAAAAAATTAGGACAGGGTCGTCGTGGTAATAAAACATTACGCAAAAGAAGAAAAACCCCTTATGCAAATAAAAAATCCAAAAGAAGATAAAAAACTATTCGGATAATTTATAAAAAATTTATATAATAAAAATATATTAATGTCTTATATATTTTTATTATATTTTTTAATTTTATTACACGTTGTAATATGTATGATTCTTAAATCGTTATGTGTATTAACAAATATAAACACATTAATTACGTTGAATATATGGTTACTGTTTATTTATTTAGCATATTATTTTGATAATGTGCTATTTTTAGCTGGTCCAATAGTTCTTCTAATATTAAATGAAATATTATATGTAAAATTCAATATAGACGTTTTTGACGGGGAATCTAGAACAAAACTTTTTTATGACATGACAACAACATATTATATTAATTACCTTAAAAACAACACTAATTTAACAGAAGGTATGTATTTAAATGACTTATCGGACAATAATTCTCTAATGAATGAAACCCAAGCAAAAGAACTTGGTCCAGAACTTGCGAGTGTTAAAAAATATGAAAAGTTTTTCCATTATTTAAATATTAATCCAAGCGAATATAAAAATTTAACTATTTTAGACATTGGCTGTGGAAATGGTGACTTTATTAAATATTGCAAAACTGTAGGTATTAAAACCACAGCAATGTCAATATCGCGTGAACAAGTTATAAGCTTAAAAGAAGAAAATCATGATGTGTATCTAGGAAGCTATCGGGATTTTCAGGAGCAATTTGTTGGAAAGTATGATATTGTGACTTTTTGGGGGTCACTAGAACATCTTACTCAAAGTTATCCTTGCTCTAAAAGCGGAGAAGAAAAAGCAGAAAAAGAATTAAGAAAAGTAATGAATTATGTAAAACGTTATTATAAAGATGACTCGCCTTATAAACTATTATTTACTTCAACTTTACATATGAATAAGAAAGTATGTAAAGACACATTAAATGCGTATCTTGTTGAGCGCGCTTATGGAGGTTGGTATTTTTACGATGAATTAGGCGAAACACTCTCTGATAAAATTAGTAGCATAGGATTTAGCAAAATAAAGCAAGCTGACTTTAATTATCATTATTATATGGCTAGTAAAATAGACGAAACACATTTTGGCAGGCCTATGAGCCCTAATATATATAATATGTGTGGACTATTGTTTGGTATTTTCATAAATCCAAATATAATAGCAATGGTATTGTATACTTTACGCGGTGAATGGATGTGGCAATTTGATAATAAATATCATTTGTTTGATGATAAATGTCAATCATGTACATTTGCAGAAAGATCTATAAGACCTACATCACTACTATGGAGTGTTAATAAATTAATAGATATTGAAAAATAAAGAAGAGTAAAAAAAAATAGAGCGATTTTTATATAAATTTTTTTAATATTTATTCATCGCTTACAACCATCTTTTTACATCGAGGCAGTTTAACTTTAGTAATTTTCTCAATTAGAGCAATTTGCGCGTTATTAGGTAGCTCTTTATTGCTCTCCCACCTAGAGAGCATTTGTTGTGAAACACCTAATAATGCCGCAAATTGTTTCTGGTCCTTATTTAATGTTAATCGCGATTGAGCAATTAGCTTACCAATAGGCTCGACGCTAACTAATTGCTTAGCTACAATTGGCTTTGGTTTAGGCTGAATAGAGCTTTCAAGTTTGACACTCTTTTTAGCATTTAAAGTAACAGCACTCCAATCTTGATGTTCCATTAGTTACTTTATGTAATAATAATAGTAATAATATTAATAATATTAATAAACAAGTATTCAATTTTATTAATATATTATACAATATATTATACAATATATTATACAATATATTATACAATATATTATACAATATATATTATACAACATATATTATGTATTTTAACTTTGGAAAATCCCTATACACAATTATATATATATTGTTAGCAACTATAGCTATAATGATGCTTTTAAGTTATTTTAATATAGATTTAAAAGAGAATACTAATGATAAGCTAACATTAAGCAGAGCAGCTGTTTTTGAAGGTTATAACAAAGTGGACCTTGAAGACGACACTGCTATTTTAAGTACATTAATGTAAAATTAATTATTAAAATTGAATTTTATATAAATATAATATCTTTATATAAAACATATAATATAGGCATATGATTATTCCAGTAAAATGTTTTACGTGTGGAAAAGTATTAGCAAATAAGTATCGCTATTATCAACGAGAAGTTCAAAAACGAAAAATTGATAAATCTATGGAAGTTAATAAAGTATTATATTTAACAAAGGATTTTATGGATAAAACACCTGAAGGCGAAGTTCTTGATCTTTTACAATTAAAGAAAAGCTGTTGTAGGAGACATATGATTACACACGTTGATATTGAATAAAAAAATTTATTTAACTATTTTACTATTTTACTATTTTACTATTTTACTATTTTACTATTTTTTATATTTTTATATTATATATTATATAATAATATATGAATAAACATACAAAAAAATTACGTAAAAAAAATTACAGTAATAAAAAAACAAAACATACACATACACATACAAATCGCAAACACAAGCGCAAGACTAAATCGCTAACAAATAAAAATTATAAAATAGAACAAAGGTTTAAGAATTTAAATCCAAATATTATAAAAGAATTACAAAGCAAATTTAAAAAAGAGAGGTTATTACTTAGCAATAAACGTATAGTAAACAGAGAACAAATAGGATGTGCTAATACTAATAGCACGATGTTGGGTGGTTCAAATATGGTTTCTGATGTTTTTCAGCAAATTGAAGATTATGCTACTGGATCATATAATAATTTTTATGGGTATACAGACCAACCAAGCCAATCACCATTAGATCAACCTGATTTAGCAACAAGTACATATATGTAATTATATTTGAAAAGTTTAAAATATTACGTTTATTTTAGAGGTTTATAGTTTATTTTAGAGGTTTATACTTTATTTTAGAGGTTTATAGTTTATTTTAGAAGTTTATAGTTTATAGTTTATTTAAAATTATATTTTTTATTGCTATAAATTATAGTATGGCGTACTTAAATAAATTTGCAAAGGATTTTAAAACTTTATGCACTCCGGCTTTTATTTATTTATTCATATCCGTATTAATTTTTATTGTAATAGCAATTCAAAATTTTGGAAATACAACAAAGTATTGTTTGGGGCACTTTGAATGCGAATTACCAAATACATTTATGATATTTGTTTTTAAAGCTATTTATATATTATTTTGGACTTTTATATTAAATTCGCTATGTAAAGCGGGTTATAGAGAAATTTCTTGGTTCTTAGTATTGTTACCATTAATACTCTTATTTGTAATATTAGGTTTAATAATTATAACATACTCGACTATGCCTCTGGTTTAGTAACATTATTTATATATATTTATTTAACTTATTAGTAATATAAGTTAAATAAATAAATGATTATTGATTATTGATTAGCTATAACAATAGTTTTCATATTTTCGCTCTTTTCAGTATTTATTTTTTCAACCTCTGCAGGTGTTTCGCTTGTAATATTTTCTAATAATATTGGTTTGATTTCTGACTGAAGAATACTTACGTTTTTATCACTTACGTTTTTATCACTCACGTTTTTATCACTTACGTTTTTATCTTCGATTGGCATAAATGAAACTGATTTACTTTCTTGACTCGACTCACTATTTTTTCCATCATTCAAATCTTCTATTCCTAACTCATCCTCATTTACAACATCTCCTATTTTAATAGGTTCATTTTCATCATCTAAATCTTGATATCTGCTAAATTCATCTTCGGCTCGCTTTATAGAATCAATAGTTACTTGACTTAGTCCATCATTATTGTCTTCATCTTCTGTATCGTCGCCTTCACTTATTAATTTATCTGGCATAATAGCTCCTTTTTCAGCTAAATCTATCATCTCTTTTTTATTATCTTCCTCTATAACTTCTTGCGTTGTTTTAGGTTTTTCTCTTGATCTCACACCATCATAACTTTTCCCATCATATTTTTTATTATACTCTTCTTCTTCTTTTCGAGATAATTTTGTTAGTTTTAAATTTTGAATTGTTTTAGCATAGTTCATCGATGTCAACTGATCTATATTGTCTTCTGTTATTATACGCATTTGAATATTCATTACTTGTAATTCTTGTATTAATAATTTAAAACTATAAGGAACACGAACAATACTGAAGGACTTACCATATTTGGAAATAACTTCTAAATTCATAGTATTTTCAAAATTCTCTGCAAATTTTAAAGGTCCGTCTGAAAATGGGCTAATAAATATATTCTTAGATTCGTTATATATAGCAATAGTACCGCTTGTATTACAAATTGCTACATAATAATCATCGCCTCTGTCTAACATAGACTCTTTCAAAAACGCGGTTGCCCCGTGTGCTATAATGCCATCACGCTCCATTTCACCAATTCGCAATCCACCATCATTCGCGCGTCCTTGAACCGTTTGCCGAGTTATCATTGTTCTTGGTCCTTGAGCGCGATAATTAATTTTATCTTTTACCATATGCTTAAGACGCATATAATAGCATGGTCCCATAAAAAATTCCATTGTTAATTGTTCGCCTGTTTCTCCGCTATACATTAATTCATTACCAGTCGAACTATAACCTATATTTCGCAACAATGATCCAAATAATTCGTGTTTTGATCCTTTATTAACAAATGCTGTACAATCACCAAAGCCACCATAATAGACGCACGCTTTTCCCATTAATGTTTCTACAAGTTGCCCTATTGTCATACGACTTGGAAGAGCGTGCGGATTAATTATTAAATCGGGTCTTATTCCGTCAGCATTAAAAGGCATATTTTCCTCAGGAATAATTAATCCCACAGTGCCTTTTTGACCACAACGACTACAAAATTTGTCTCCTTGTGCTGGTTGTCGTTCTTCTCTAATCCTAACTTTAGCTATTCTAAATCCTTCTTCGCCTTCCGTAATAAATGCTTTGTCCACATATCCCAATTGACCTTTTTTAGGACTTATGGACGCATCGCTAAAAGTATCCGGATTACTTATATTTGTTGTAACTTTTCCTATAACTATTTTTCTATCATCCAATGGACTATTTTCTCGTATTAATCCGTTGGCATCTAATAAAGAATAATCGTATCCGGGCTTTTTACCAACAACATTTTTAGATTCAATATTAATAAATCGAGTGTCTATATTTGAACCGGCAACTTTTGTGCTTTCTTCGCGTGACTCATACATATTAAAATAAGTGGTGTTAAACATACCGCGATTAATTGACCCTTCATTAAATAATATGGAATCTTCAACATTATAACCCCCATAGCTTCCAATAGCTACAATAGCATTTACTCCGCAAGTATGTTCTTCGTTGTACATATATTTTAAATAGCGACTTTTAACAAGTGGTATTTGACCATTGTTTAATATTACTCCCATTTTATCAATCCTATTTTGATAATTTGAATTATATAAACTTACTGCTTGTTTACTTTGTCCACACGCAAACAGGTCGCGCGGTAGCTGATTATTTTCAGGAAACACGATTTGATTTCCCATAACTCCCAATGTTAGCGACGCGTGAATTTCGCAATGGCTTGTAAATTTCGTAATTTGCTCACTATAATTTGCTATTAAGGCGGTTTCACTTTCAGCGGTGTCCAAATAATCAATAATACCTGCCTTAACCATTAACTCGTCCAAAGCATGTTCTGTGCTTGTAGTATTTGGTTTATCATATAGCTCATTATAATTAAAAAAAACATTATTCGAATTAATAACGTCGCTTGATGTTAAGTTATTCTCTCTTTTTTCTGAATTATAGAGTTTAAATTTATTAAATCCAATTAATAACTCATTATAAGTAAAGTCATTAGACTGCATTTTATTATATATTATTTCGCTTTCATAGCATGGTTTATTATTATTCAAATATAATACTGGTCTTGTCAATCTACCAGAATCACTATAAATATAGATAATATCGTCCTTAATGGACCAACTTATGCTTGTATATATTGGTATTAAGCCAATGCGCCTATATTTTTTTAGCATATCTATAACTTCAACAGGTTTTGTAACAATACCGCTCCAAGCACCATTTACAAATACCTTCGTAGCATGAGCTATATATTCTATTACACATTCATTCAATAATTCCATAAAAAACACTGTTCTCAATAACTCAATAATTGTTTTACCTGAATAGCCGCTTGTTATTAAACAGCCGAGCGACATATGTTTGTGCAGTCCAACATTTCCTCCGTCAGGAGTATCAACAGGATCTATTATTCCCCATTGAGATGAATGTAATAGACGCGGTCCAATTACTTTTGCACTGGAATCAAGTGGTAAATTCATTTTTCGTAAATGAGATAAAAAAGAATTATATGATAGTCGATTTAAATCTTGGACAACTTCGGGGCGCTTTGTATGTTCTTCTGCTCCCCAATTTCCTTTAAATGCTTTTCTAAATCCATTTTCCAAAACGCGCTCTTTGAAGTATTCTAAATAATTATTTTCGATTAAACTAATAAAATCTTTTTGATATATGCCTTGCTTATAATAATATTCTTTGTCTATTTTCTGAAATATGTGTTTTTGTTGTAATGAATAGTATTCCTTAAATAAATCATAAATTAGTGTTCCTGCTAATTCGACTCTTTTAAATCTAAAAGAGTCTCGATCAGTGGGCTTCTTATCGTTTTTATAAACTTGTAATAACTCTTTTACCATATGCCCTATAAAAAACGCCTTATCAATAAAATTATTCTCTCCAATATGTGGGAGTAAATAGTCCATTAATATTTCCAAAATATGTGGTAGCGTTTTTCCTTTTGTTAGTGTTGCTAAATATTTAAGCGCTACTTCCTGATTAAATATATTTCCGGCATCATATATAGATGGAGTAAATAGAGTAATATAATTTTCATATTTTTTCAAATCAAGAAGGCACATTTTAATGATTTCTTTATCGCTTGTTATACCTAATGCTCTCATTAAAATAAATAAAGGTACTGGCTTACGTACATTTGGAATATTGACCAATATTTGATTATTGCTGTGTTTAGTGTCTGGTCGCAATATTCTTATACTGAATGTTCTAATAGGTTTTGATGCATCTTCTGAGACTGATCGAATTTCTGCCGAGTGACTATATAACTCATTAAAATCAGATTTAATATATAACATATTATCGGCAAATTTTTCTTGACTTATGAGGACTTTCTCTTTACCGTCAATAATGAAATATCCACCTCGGTCATTTCTGCATTCACCCATATTAAATCTTGTAATTTTATCTAAACCGTTTAAAATACATAAATCTGAATTTAACATAATTGGAAATTTTCCTAAATACATTTTTTCTAATAATGATCTTGTTTCTACGTATACACCGTCTTCATTCATAATATAATAAATCACCTCAACATCAACGTGTAATGTTAGTGCATATGTCATATTTCTTAATCGTGCTTCATTTGGAAACATATAATGCTCTCTGTGTTCGTCATATATTATAGGTTTACCGAAGTAGATTAATTTTCCACTGCTGCCGCCTATGTATAATTCTGCTTTATAGTTATATTCTTTTGTTTCTTCATCTTGCTCTTTCATTATTAATATTGGATTTTTTTCTTTGAAAATATTATGTATCTTATTATTAAAAAAATCATTATATGATTCTAAATGATGCTTGACTAAGATATTTGGATCATGAGCAAAATATTTATCAATAATTTTCCACGCTAGTTCTTCGTGGTTAATAGGTTCATTTAGTTGTGATTCATTCTTAGGTAATGGATCGTTATTAGGTAATGGATCGTTTATTTCTGGTTCATTCTTAGGTAACGGTTCATTTATTTCTGGTTCATTCTTAGGTAATGGTTCATTTATTTGAACGGATTTTCTTTTAGTTTTTGTTTTAGTTTTAGTTTTATCATTGAGTTCCATAGTTATATACTATATTTATAGTATTAAATATTATTAATATTTTATATGTTAATATTTAATATGTTAATATTTAATAGTTTTATAGTTTTATAAGACATTTATATTCATTGTCGTTATTGTCATTATTGTCGTTATTGTCATTATTGTCGTTATTGTCGTTAATATTAATATTATTTTTGCTCTTATTTTTATTTTGCTTAATTAGTAAATAATTCCATAATTTTTGAATGCTTGTCGGTTGTTTTAAGTGTTCATCTTTATTCACGCTAAATACTTCATTTTCTAATATTAATTTATCATTAGTTGTGCTATTAGTTGTGTTAATATTTAGCGAACGCATATATTTAACATATTGCACATAATTTTCATTTGATGTGCGAAATATTCTATAGTTTTTTTGATTGTAAAATGCCCTGCGCTTCTTAAATTGATTTTGAAATACTTCGTGTCCATCTATAATATCTATTACTAACGGATTGCTATGCTTTTCTCTCAAAATTCGCCCCACTGCTTGAACAATATCCGATTTTGGACTTGCTAAAAGAAGGCTTGTCAGAGATTTAATATCTAATGCTTCAGCAGCCATACTAAAAGTTGCTAAAATAATATTTTTACTCTCTGATTTTTTTAATTCGCTTTCTTTCATACCACCAATATAATACCCAACAGAAGCTATATTTTTGTGAATAAGCGCTTTATATAAATAATTTAATAAACTCTTTGTTTGTGCTAATACAATAAATTGCTGGTTTGGATTAATAAACAATTCGCTTTCCAACACATATACAATAAAATCACTGCGCAAGTTCAAAGTTGAAACCTTATTAACCATTGTGCTATATTTAACTTGTCCTCTAAAATCACGCTCCACTTCATTATATTCATCATCATCAATAGTAAAATCAATTGCTTTTACTAATACTTCGTCTTGTGAGCCTTTTTTAGAATGTTTATAACATATATCACCCAAATACATTTTAAAAACGTTTGTTAGCCCGTCTTTCCTATTCATTGTTGCGCTTAATCCGAGTCCATATAATGTATTACATTTTTTTAGGCAATTACAAAATACCTCACTTGACATATGATGACATTCGTCATAAATACTTAATCCAAAACTGTCAAATAAAGTATCATTATAAGTCTTCATACTTACGCTTTGTATCATAGCTAAAACAATGTCTTTATTTTCAATATCAATGTTTTGACCTTGAATAGAACCTATGCGTGCATTTGGTAAATATTGTTGTATCCGCTCTATCCATTGATTTTTTAGAAATGTTTTATGGACAAAAATGATGGTCTTTTTTTTCAGTACTTCAATAATTTTAAGCCCTAAAACAGTCTTTCCTGCTCCTGTCCATAGTTCAATTAATGCTGATCCATTACCTTTATTTTTATCATCACTAACCCCAAAATCTATAGCTTTTAAATATTCATTTAGAACATTTGTTTGATAATCTCTCAATGATCCTTCAAATTTTAGATTTATATTTTCTCCAAATGGAATTTTTAATGTTTTAGGATAACCAAACATATTAATCCCCCAATAACGAGGCACATAAATTTTCTTTTCCGACTCTTGATAAATTGGAAATGATTTTGCCTCAACATACGAATTTTGCAGTGAGGGTTTTACTGTTAATTCGTTTTTTATGAAATCTATTATTTTAGGAGTTAAACATAACTTATATATAGTATATCCTTTAGCGCCTAAATAACTGTTTATTCCGTTTTTTTTTAAATTAGCAATAACCGGCATTAAGTCAGTATAATTCTCTCGATTTTTAGGACTAATCTTTTTAATTAACATATTAATTTAATAAATTAATATTTATTAATAATTTGTTAGTTAAATTTTAAGCGCTTTAAATAAATAATTAAAAACAATTTTCATTTTTAATAAAATATTATATTATACTATAATGAATTCTATTAATAACGTCACCAACAATTTAAAGAGTAGTGCTTTGAATTTGGCTAATATTAAATCACACGAAATGATATTTGTTATATTATTATTGTTATATTTAATAAGTAATGTATCAACGCCGTATAATTTAGCTCCGCATATAAATAATGTTTATATGTATTTCTCTATTATTGTTATTTTCATTATATTATTAGTTAACGCTAATCCTCTTATTGCACTATTATTTGCAATAGTTGCTTATGTCTTCTTGGAACGCTCAAAAAAAGTGAGTCATAGAGCTATGGCTCAAACAGAATCTAATAAATCTTCAAAAATGAAAACTTTGAATAATCATTTAAATACAAGAACTTTAGAAGAAGAAATGGTTACTTTAATAGATAGGAGACCGGAAAATATTACCAGCATAGATAATTTTAATCCTATTGAGTGCGATACACATAGCGCATCTAATATTTAATTATTTTTATTTTTTTATGTTATTTTATTTTATGTTTTAATGTTATTTTATTATGTTATTTTATGTTATTAAATATTTTTTGCAATAACGCTTCTAGGATATGATATGAACATATAGTTACCTATAAAATAAATTAAAATAAAAAAAAGAATACTTATAGATGTTTGTAAACCAACACTACTATATAAAAACGCAGGATTAAAGCTATTTCCTAATTCTTCAAACATAGCATTTAAACTTGATGTATTAGTTCCAAATGAGTTAGTTGTTTCATCTATTACATTTCCATTAGTATCAACTGGATTACATTGTATATACATATTATCCCCCGCAGTACCTAATGATTTCATTAAAATATCAGTTTCATTATAAATATCGGTATATTCCGATATGTTTTCTTGTGTTGAGGCTAAAACATTAGTTAAAAATTCCGGGTTCTGTAATAATTGAGGTAGTTTTAAATCTTGTGTACCTATAGTTGGATATAAATCTCTATAATATTGAGAAACACTTTTAGTGCCTCTATTTAAATAATCATTTGCTTGAATAAGTTGTGCTTTATCTTCACCGTATTTACGCCTGATAAATTCTATTAATAGTAACCACTCTTTTCTTTTTTCCTCAATGCTTGTTGAAGTAGCAGTCATAATAATATATTTACTATATATTATTTTATTAGTTTATTATTTTATTATTTTATCTAATTATTACAATATTATTACAATATTATTATATAGTAAATATAATAATATTTATATAATGGCAACAACAACAACACCAACAACAACAACAATTATACCAATTAAACCAACAATACCACCAAGTAAGTTATTAACATTGAAATATGCTTTAAAAATAGAAATAAGAGTTATATTATACATACATAAAAAATTATTGGCTAAAAGTAGAGTCTTAACAGCTTCAGATGAGCAACAAAAGAAAGATGCGTTAGATGAAAACATACGTCATAGAATAGCATCACACGAACGCTTGTCAGTCTCATTTTCACAGTTTATGTTGCGAGCTCTTTTTAACGAATTATGTTTAAAGTCGCATTCTGATGAGTGCCAAGAATATGAAAAATTTGTTGATTTTTTTAAAAAAACAAGATTAGATAGGGAAGATACTAATAATTTTAAAATAAGATTATTACAAATTCTTGATGCATTAAATGCTAAAATTAAACGCTCAAAAAAAGTTAGAGCAATAGAAGCAAAAATTAGACAATTAATACGTGATTCAGATAGTGATCCTGAAGTTGCAATTTCAAAAATTTTTCCTGAGCTTAAAAAGTTAATAGATGAATATAAAGGGCAAAATCTTGATCCAGGAGAGATAAAAGCTATTAAAGACTTACTTGATGATTTATTTAGTAGAGAAGGAGCAGATACAGATAGTGAAATCAAAAATAGACTGGCAGGATCTCTTAGAGAAGTAGTAACAATAACTGGACCACGAGGAGAAAAAGGAGAAAAAGGAGATAAAGGAGCAGACGGAGCAGGAAAATCAATTGACACACAACAAAATAAAGCAAATATTGTTTCACAAGCCGATGAAATAGCCACAGCTCTTGCTGTAATATCACTTGTAGCCGCAGCATCAGGTACAGAAGGAGCAGCACCACCACCAGCGGCAGAAGCACCAGCAGCGGAGGAAGCAGCAGCGGCGGCGCAAGCACCAGCGGCGGCGCAAGCACCAGCAGCGGCGCAAGCACCAGCAAAAAAGTCTGAAAAAATTATGAATAGTATACCTTATAAAGGTAAATTTACGAAACTTACTGAAACATCACTTTTTAGTCGTATAGGAATTGAATCGAAAAAGCCAGCCCCATTTATGAAAGGAGGAGTTTTACGTGTTGGAAATTTTACAAATGTAGAACCTAGTAAAATAATAGAATTATTAGAAAATGAGAAAGAAGCGGAAGAGAATGCCTTACCCGCGGATAGAAAAATATTTCAAGCAATAAATACTAATAACAAAGAGATCCTAACTGATAGCAAAATCAAAAATACAATAAATAAAATAAAAATAGCGCTAAAATATATATTGCTTTATAGGGTAATAGAAAATGTAATATATTTTTATAGAGATGATAAACAAAACAATGCTATTAGTGAAGAACAATCAGAACGAGAAGCACGTGCCGAAGGAGATGATTTACATAATATTTTAAAAAAATTACATTATAGCCAATCAGGTTTATTTAAATATGAAAGGGCATCACCAGTTATAGAAAAAATTGCTGACCAATTAACTGAAGCTATTGATGCTATTAATAATATTGCCCCTCCTCCAAGATTTAATTTTGCCAATAAAGCTATGAGTAGTTATGCTAAAGTAAAGCTACTAGAAGAAATCAGAACAATAATAACGGATCAATTACCACCTAAAGCTAGAAATAATCAAGATCATCAAGTTGCTGGGAATAAAACAAAATCAAAAAAAAGCGCAAGAAAATCTAATGGTACGCGAAAAATACATTAAAAAAATTGAATTCAGTTAAAATTGATTAATATTAATATTAAACTGTCAAATTATTTATTAAGTAATAAGCTAATAAATAATGCCACCTCTTATTGTATCAATTGATGGAAATATTGGTTGTGGAAAATCAAGCATTATGCGCTATTTAGAAAAAAACTTCGCTAATTATTGCGGCTCAAAAGGCAATAATTGCAAAGTATGCTTTTTACAAGAGCCGGTTTCAAGTTGGGAATCAATTGGAGATGCTAATGGAAAAAGTATTATTACGCACTTTTATGAAAACAATGAGCGCTATAGTTTTGCGTTTCAAGTAATGGCATATACTAGCCGACTATCTTTATTGAAGGAAGCACTAAAAGAAAATTATGATGTTATTATTAGTGAGCGCTCCGTTTATACAGACAAATTTGTATTCGCAAAAAGTCTATATGAGGCTAAAAAAATGACCCTTATTGAATATTTAATTTATTTGAACATGTTTAAAGAGTTTCAAACTATTTTTCAAGATTTAAAAATAGTTTATATTAGAACGTGTCCAGAGATTTGTGATTTACGTGTGCAACAGCGGGGTCGTCTGGGAGAAACTATTCCTATTGAATATTTAAAAGATTGTCATCATTATCATGATGTGTGGTTAAACAATCCTACAGCTATTGAAGAAGGGTTAGTATTAGTCATTAACGGAAACGAAGAAACAAATACAAGTCAATTTATTGAAAATAGTTATTATGATGAAGTAACAAGAAAACTGTATGATTTTATATTTACGTTATAAACGAAGTAACTATATAAAAAAAGTAAATATAAAGTGTTTTTGTTTAATTATTTTTTTATGATTATTCTTATATATAAGAATATATAAGAATGGCAAGACAAGGACCATCTGAGAGCGCGACTACATTTCCTGTTGGAACGAAAAAGCGCGGTAATGATGGCAATAATTGGGTAGTAATACAAACAAAAAATAGTAAGCGGTGGTCTAAACTTAATAATAATACATTACAGAAAACAAAGAAAACAAGCAATAAAACAACTAAAAAATATACAATAAAAAAGAGCAAAAAAAACGACATTTCAGTAGATAAATTAAAACAACTACTTAAAAAATATAATGTAACAACAAGTGGTTCAAAAGAAAAGATGGCTCAAGGGTTAGTTAGAGTAAGCAATTTTTTAATCGAAAGTAATGATTTAGAATTAATTTATAATTTATTAGATAAAGACCAACAAAAAAAAGCAACACAACTCATACAAGATAGAATTAATAAACCAATTACTAATTATCGAGGAATGTATGAACCACTGACTAAACCAATAAGTTCTATGACACGAGATGAGTTAATAAAGAATTTACAGAAATTTAGAGACAGTTGGGAAAAAATTACCACACGAGATACAGACTTATCAGATGAACGTTTAAATGATGAACCAACCGAACAATTACGAAACTTAATTAAATTTTATTATAGCAACAACGCAAAACTATCAGCCGAAGATTGGTTGCGTAAATATGTATAATAATTAGCAAATTAGCAAATTAGAAAATTAAGCATTCATATTATTTTATAACAAAAATAATATGTTTTTATAGTATGTATGAAAATTGTAAAATAATTAGTCATAAAGGAGCGCATAAATATAGTCTATTAATGTTACATCCTATGTATTCGGACGTGTGTTATTTTAATGATTATATAGACTATTGTACTACTAATTATAATAATATAATTGAGCATTGTAACATTATAATACCACAATCGCCATTAATGACGATTGACTATCCACATAATAAGCAATATAACGTTAGGTCATGGTATAATTATTATACTTGTTATGACAATTTAAATAAGATCGACAAAATAAGTCGTTCCGACTTTGATGAGCAAACGCGTAGAATGGTTGCTATTATCAATAATGAAGCCGCAATTTTAAAGACTTATAAAAGCATATTTATAATAGGCGTCTCTCAAGGTGGAACATTATTATTCAATATATTAAATAGCCTACCCAATCCATTAGGAGGGTTATTTTGCATTAAATCGCTATATATGTATAAATATATTAAATTAAAAAAAAATAGAGCCACACCGCTATTTTTTTATAGCGGCACTAAAGATGAAATCTATAATTTAGCATATCAAAAAAAGTGTGCGCAATTATTGGAACGAAAATATAAACTAATTTGGAAAATAGTTACTAATTTGGACCATTATACAAAGATTAAAGAAGAATATAAATTTGTATTTGATGCTATTGCCGAATTAATTTAACGTATATTAATGTTGATTTTATGTTTTTAAATCGTTTTTTATATATATATTATGGATTTTTACACGCGCCTATTTTGGATGTTTTTCTTTGCTTTTATTATTTTATCTGGCTATTTAGTTTGCTGTACTAAAAAAACAAATATATTTTATCTACAAATAGGATCAGGATGTGGAATGTTTGCTACGAGCAAAATAGGGCGAACATTTTTGGGATTATAATAAATAATAAATAATAAATAATAAATAATAAATAATATAAAGCTTTTTTAGCAATCTTATTTTTATATTATTTTATAATATTTGTATAATATAATAAAATAATATTATGTCATGTGAAAAAATTATGTGTAAATATAAGTTACACGATAAATCATTAATAAGAGATTGGTTAAAAAAAAACCATCCTGATAAGGGTGGTTCAATTGATCGCGATGAATTCATTAAAGTTTTGGAATGTTATAAAAATAATGTTACTTGTACCGCAAAAAAGGCCACTAATGAGAAAAAGGCCACCAATGAGAAAACAAGTAATACAAAGAATACAAGGAAAAAACGTGCAAAAATCTTTACATGTATGCGTAAAACGGCTAATTTTAGCAAAATCTCAAATTATCACAAGTTTGACAAGGCGGCTTATGACCCTAAAAAATTAAACGAAGAATTACTTGAAGCCTCTCCAAAAATGGTTCAATTATTAAATAATATTAGAGAGCTAGACGCCCAAGATGTAAAATATCACGGTAAAAAATTCAAACATTTTATATTTTCAGATGTTAAGGAAGGCGGTTACGGAGCAAAAATAATCGCATCAGCGTTTCAGGCAAACGGTTATAATAATATACTTAAATCAAAAAAGGTGTCTAATCAAATAAACGCAAAGCTATATTTAGACCTTGAAACGTCTAATTATCAAAATTTTGCTTTATTAAGCTCTAATAGTGTTTACGGAACAACATTTAATGAAAAAATCAAAAAAGAAGTATTAAAAATGTATAATGAGCGCCCGGCAAATATACAGGGAAAGAATGTTCGCTTAATTATTCTTGACAGCGGATTTAAAGAAGGCATCGATTTATTTGATGTAAAATATGTCCACATTTTTGAACCATCTATAACAATAGCCGATCTTAAGCAAACAATAGGGCGCGCAACGCGAACATGTGGGCAAAAAGGATTAGAATTTCAGAAAAATATAGGTTGGCCTTTATATGTTTATAATTATTATTTAACTATTCCCGAAATAACAAGCGATTCAATGTATGTTAATAGGTCCTTAATGGAAAATAACTTTCAAAGTTACAATAAAGACGCAGACATCTTATTATTCAAAAATGTAGAAAAATACAATGACTCTACTATGAATTATAGCGAGTTTGACAGTGCAATGATACAATTATCAAAACAATTATACGAATTAGCTCCATTATTGGCTGTTGACTATTATTTAACCAAAAATATACATAAGGCAATTGACTTAAATAGAGAGTTTATGGAAAAAGACTTTTATTTGATGGGAGGAGCGAATGCAGGAGCAGCTGATGCTAATTTTAAGCGCCAAAGTGATAATTCAAAATTTTTCAAAATAGATAATATAAAATGTATGGGTAAATGCGGTAAAAAAAGCACAAACGATATTCCCGTTAGTATCGATTTTATGAAATATGTGTATAAGAAGCACAATCACCCTAAGCAATTATTAATAAACGCAAAAGCAAATGTGCGCCAATTTTTATGTAATTATATGAAAGATTTGGATAATAAATTTTGTAAGCATGTCAATTTAGAATGGTCTCAGCGTTATATTAGAATACCTCATATTATTGAAAAGCATAACAATTTAGAAGATATTAAAAAGGATTTGCTCGCTTTAGAATTAGTAATTAATAATGAAGATAATGTTACAAATACCAAGTATCCAATGATTCTATATAAAACAAGCTCACATAGGCATACGTCAAAATCTAAATCGAGCTCTGTAAGAAGTTCAAAAACTACTTCTAAAAAGAGTTATAAAAATAAATTTACCAAAATGAGTTTTATTAAAATGAGAGATTATATTATAGCTAATTATAATTCTAAAGAATTTGTTTGGGACCCTATTGATGTTGTAAATAAATGCGTTGATGCACCTAAAGCAAATGCAACAACTGCCAACTCTATTACATTAAATCCTACTCAAACATTTATAGCGGATTATTTTACTCCTGCCTCACCGTATAAAGGTATTCTTCTTTGGCATTCTGTTGGAACAGGTAAAACTTGTACAGGTGTTGCTACGGCTTCGTCCAGTTTTGAGAAAGAAGGTTACTCAATATTATGGGTTACACGGACAACATTAAAAGGAGACGTATGGAAAAACATATTTGACCAAATATGTCACGTAATATTAGTAGACGAAATAAATAAAGGTTTAATACTTCCCGAAAACTTGAGCGACCGAAAAAGACATTTGTCTAAGAGTTGGCTCGATCCTATGTCGTACAAGCAATTTAGTAATTTATTAGCCGGAAAAAATGCTATTTACGACATATTGCTTGAACGAAACGGGTCACGTGATATATTACATAAAACGCTCATTATTATTGATGAAGCACATAAATTATATGGCGGTGATCTAAAGGCAAGTGAACGACCTAATATGGAAATTATGGAAAATTTAATAAGTAATAGTTATAAAGTTTCAGGGGCTGAATCCTGTAAGCTAATGATTATGACAGCAACCCCTTTTACAAATAGCCCACTCGAATTGTTTGCTTTAACAAACTTATTTATGACTAACGAAAGTGAAAAGATTACCACAAATAAAGAAGAGTTTAAGAAGCAATATATGACGTCGCAAAATATACTTAGTGAAACCGGGCTGAAAGTTTTAGCAAATAAACTTTCTGGCTATATTAGTTATTTAAATAGAGAGAAAGACCCCACTCAATTTGCGCAACCTATTATGATAAATGTTCCAATATTAATGAGTCATATTGAAAATGAAGAATTGAGAGATGCGGTCTATTTAAATGCTAATGTAAATTCAATTGAAAAAGACATAGAAGAGCTAATAATCTCTCTAAAAGCAAAAGTAAAAGAAGAAAAATCTGAATATAAATCCAAAAAACTTCCATACAAGAATAAAGAGCCGCCTGAAGATATAGCTAACGAATTAGATGCTATTTTGAAAAATATAAAAGCATTAGAAGATAAAATAAATGGTCACAAACAAACTAAAGCTGACGCAAAAGATAAAATGAAAGAGCTTAAAGATAAGATAAAAAATATAAAGAACTCGTTGTTACAAGAGTATATATTATACACTAAATGTATGCATATCAAATATAAAAATAATAAAGCACAATAATAATCACTAAATATTATACAAAATATTATACTAAATATTATACAAAATATTATACTAAATATTATACAAAATAATAATAATTATTTATTTATTATTATTTATTTAAATTAAAACACACTATTTACTTCTTATTAGATTTATAGGTAGAACGGCATCTTTTATCCTTTAATGCTTGAAAATATTTCATTTTATTGTCCTTGGCAAAACGCATTACATGCTTAATCCATGAACTTGTTTTGCCGCGTGTTTTTTTTCCACGACGTCTTCTTCTGCCACCATCTTGAGTTTCTGATTCTGATCCCTCTTCTTCTTCTTCCTCTTCCTCTTCTTCTTCTTCTTCTTTAGAACCACCAAATAAATTCTCTTTTCTTGACTTATGTCTTCTTACGCGCGACCCTCTTCTCGCACGTCTTAAAGTTCTGCGACGTCTTCTGCCTCCTCTAAGTGGAAAAGGAGACATCGATCCTGTTTGATCGTGAGCAGTGACACCTCCTTGTCCTTCTTCAAGTCCAGAACCTCCACTAATTCTTCTTCTGCTTCTTTTTCCTCTTCCTCTTCTTCCTCTTCCGCCGCTTTTCGCAGCACCAGATATAACATTTTGAAGACCCGCAAGCGCATCTGCTGTACCTTCACCACCTATTTGAAATCCAAGTTGTGAAAACATTATATTATATATATTAAATATATTTTATTTTAAAAATATTAAAAATAAATTATATAATATAAAATTAAATAAAAACAAAAACAAAACAAAATAAAATGAATATTATTGCTAAATAATTGCTAAATAATTACTAAATAATTGCTAAATAATTACTAAATAATTGCTAAATAATTACTAAATAATTGCTAAATACTTACTTTATTTTGTCCGCTATATTTTAAAAGATCTATTATTTTAGATGTTGTTGGAAATTCTTCATCCCCATAAATATCTTGTAAAAGCAACCATTCAAAAATTCCTCCTAAATAAACGTATATATTTAAAAACCCCAATTTGTATAATTGATTATACTTATCTATTACTTTATTATCAATACAATTCTCTCCATATATTAAAATCTTAATTGATTTATTACTTTTTAAATATTTATTGATAACTTCTTCTTCGTTAGAAGCCTGAACAGTATTTTTAACTAAACATTCTTGTTTATCATAAGGCAGCGTATTAATTAATAAAATAGTTTCACTTGTATTATTAATACATTTTTGTACATATACATAGTTTACTTTATTAATACTGCTAATATTACCCATATTAATATATTAGTCTGTTATTTACTTGTTAAATAATTTACTTATTAAATTATTTACTTATTAAATTATTTACTTAATTAAACTCTACTGTTGTAACTATAAATTCTTTGTTTATAGACCTTGACGCATTAGCGGATAATTCTTCGCGTTTTTTACGTGTCTTATTATTTGATGATGCGGTTGACGAATGCGAATCGCTGCTTTCACAAGACGATGTGGATGTTGTAGAATTAATAGAAGAATTTTTAACTTTGGAGCAACAATTTCTTAAATTCATGTCCGCTTCAATAATTTTATAATTTGTTTCAATATATTCGAGTATTTGATTTTCTATTGTCCATTTGAAAAAATTTAGTTGTCCTAATGTTGTTTGTATAAACTTATCCTCTTTATATGGAACATTTATTCTATCCCATCTACAAAATGGATCAAATTTCTTTTTGCTATATGCTTTTAATTTTAACTTATAATCATTATATACATTTACCTTTTCCATTTTATTGTCTTTGCTTATCATATATACAATATAATTCTTCTTTGAATAATTTGTAACAAACCAGTCAACTATTCTTAAAGATATTGGAGATGTTCCATTTATAATTGTTATCATTTTATCAAAGTTTGAATCTTTACTGTAAAAATTTAATAATTTATTTAATAAAACGTCACTTTGCGTATCTATATATAGTGACATTTCTATATTTTAATGTAAAGTGCAGTCTAATATTTATATTAAAATATTCATTATATTTAAATATTCATTATATTTAAATTAAATATAATAAATATTTAGGAATAAGAAATATGTCAAAGACCGATTATTTTGTAGAATAAATATATAATTAGTATTCATTTTAATAACTAATTTGCTTTGGTTGCTACACGGGTATTTTATAATGGATATTTCGCTAATTGTAGCAGGCATGGTTAGTATGATAATAAATATTGCACTGCTAATATTATATTTTCTTTACAGAAAAAATGGGCGTTTTAAATGAGATATATTTAGCAAATATATATTTGTATTTTTATTTTTATATTGTATTTTTATATTTGTATTTTATTTTTTCTAATGTTAGTATATATAGCAATGAACACTAAATGCAAAAATACAAGACATCGTTGTTATGCAAATAGAAAATGTTACAAAAAATCATCATGGACAAGAAAAAATTTAATAAAAAGATGCAAAGTAGGAACCAGAAAATGTAGAGACAATAAATGCCATAAAAAAAAAACTTACTCGGTAAAAAGTAGAGCATCAAAAAGCAGGTCTAGGTCATTAAAAAGCAGATCACCAAGAATGAAGTTATTAAAATATCAAGAACCACTTAGAGCAATTACAAATAATATGGTACAAAAAATTGCGTCAAATATATCAAGAGCAGTGACTTCGAAAAAAACCACCATGAAAAAGCGTCCAGCATGGCGCTAAGCTTATTATTTAAGTATTTATATAATTTTTTAACATCATATAAATACTTATTACTTAATTAGTCTAATATGGATAATGTATTATATTATGAAAATTATATAAAGGGCTTAATTGTTAAAGTAGTTAAACCATATGCGTCGAAACTAATATATGATGTTAATAGAGAGAAATATGTAGTTTGCTTTAAATTTAATGAGAACTATTATGATTTAACTGATGACGATAAATATAATGTGAAATGCTATTTAGAGAAGAATTATAACGACTATTGCAAATTTTAAAAAAAGATTACATAATATATATATGTCTAATAAAACTAAAAAAAGTAAACACAGCTATAATTTAGAAATTCTATTTGCTAATGTATTAGAAAAATCTCATAAATTAAGGAAAAAAAATCCACACAATTTTGACGGACAAGGGTTTTGGCAACCAATAAAAAAATTATTAGAACCACTCGATAATTATAATGCAAAAAAATGGAGAAAAATATCAAAAACAAAAACAAGAAAAATAATGCTTTTACCAGAATATAACATAAATGGTTATGAAACTAAATTAATAGATGAAAAAAATCATTTTATTATACAACAAGTAAGAATACCATTAAATGAAAAACCAACAATAAAAAAAATAGTTCAAATTGCGCTAAATATTGGTCAATATAAAGGAATAAACAATAATAATTACATATATAACATTAAATTTAATGACCTAACACAATTTATTTATAAAAAAGATATTATAGAATTGTCAAAGCATATATCTGATGCTCTATTAAAAAAAGTGAATGACTATTTAAATTCATTATAATATTTAGCTCTTTATTTATTTATTTATTTATTTAGCTTAGCTCGAGCTTTGTCTAGCCATACTTGATCTTTCTCTTTCCTAATTAACCAATAAAAATTATCTTCAAGCATAATGTCAATACTTTCTTTATCAGTATTACGTGCCATTTGAATTAAATCTGCCTTTGCTTGTGCTTTCATTGCTGAACTCTTTTTATATAGCTCCAGTGCTAACTTTTCAATTTTTGCAACATCTTCTGCTGTCTCTAATTTAGGTTGAGCTTTTTGTGCTTTTTTTGTCTTTTTTAAAGCCTTAAGGCGTGCTTTTTCTTCCTTAATTCTGGCTTTTTCTTCTTTTTTTTGTGCCTTTACATCTTTTAGAATTTGAGCTTCTTCCTTTTTTTGTGCTACTTTTAGTGCCTTTATTTCTTTTAGAATTTGAGCTTCTTCTTTCTTTTGTGCTTTTAATGTAGTGTTTTTTATTCCACCGCGTCTTCTACGAGTATACCTCATTAATATAATATTACTAAATATTATATTAATTCCTAATAATGCTTTTTTTTTAGTTTTATTTTTTTTTAGTTTCAGTTTTAGCTTTAGTTCTAGCTTTAGCTATCCATACTTCAAGCTGTTTATCAGTTAACCCGTAAAAATTATTTTCAAGCATTATGTCAATTCTTTCTTTATCTACATCACGTCCCATTTCAATTATATCTTCCTTTGCTCGTGCTTTCATTGCTGAACTTTTTTTATACAGCTCCAGTGCTAATTTTTTTAGTTTTACAGGATCTTCTGTTAGTTCTACTTCAGTCTTAGCTTGAGCTTCAGCTTTTTCTTTAGCTTGAGCTTCAGCTTTTTCTTTAGCTTTTTCTTTAGCTTTAGCTTCAGCATCAGCTTCGGCTTTAGCTTTAGCTTCAGCTTGAGCTTTTTCTTCAGCTTTAGCTTTAGCATCAGCTTCGGCTTTAGCTTTAGCTTCAGCTTGAGCTTTTTCTTCAGCTTTAAGTTTATCATAATTTTCGTAACCAGGTGGTCTCTGCCTTTTTACATATGCCATTCGCTCCATATCCCATCCAGGGCTGCCTTTAAGAAATTCAGCATAATCTTTATAGTAGCTAGGCACACTAGTTTTGCCTTCTCTAATTTTTTGTGCTAAATATTGTAGTTGCATAATCACCATCCTACTATGATATGCTTCTAATCTTAATTCTTCTAATACAGGATTTGTAGCAGGTTTTGCTTTACTACGCGTTCGTTGAGCAGGTCCATCAAGACCTGACATTTCTAAACGTTTTATTTCTGCTTCTTGCGTTTTTAATATTTTTTCATTTAAAGGAATAGCAGCAAGTATACGGCGCTCATATTCGGCTTTATCTGCATTCACTTTATCTGCTAGTGCTTTATCTGCTTTGGCTTTATCAGCAAGTGCTTTAGTTGCCATTGCCTTAACAACATCCCTTTTAGGAACCATTGTCATTATTTTTTCTACAATACCCTTTTCATAAAACTCGGCATTATTAGCTTTTACATTTACGTTATTCAACATAGTTTTAACTAAGAAAGGTAATTCGTGTACCTTACCACGACCTCGTCTTTTTGGATTCAATTTTTTTCTTGAAACTCTTCTTGATCTTTTCACTCTTCGAGTTTTAACCATTTATATAGTATAGCTAAATATTATATAAATAACGTATTTAAAAACAAAATAATATATTCTATTTAGGCTTTAGCTTTGGACTTCTCCTTTTCCCTTTGTTTTATCATAATTTCGTAACCAGGTGGTCTAAATCGTGTTACATATCCCATTCGCTCCATATCCCACGCGGGGTTTCCTCTAAGAAATTCACCATAGTCCCTGTAACCATCAGGAACAGTATTTCTGCCTTCTCTAATTCGTTGCGCTATACGTTGTAACTGCATAAGCACCCATCCAGTATGATACGCTTCTAATCTTAATTCTTCTAGCACAGGATTTGTAGCAGGTTTTGCTTTACTACGTGTTCGTTGTGCAGGGCCATCTATACCCGACATTTCTAAACGCTTTATTTCTGCTTCTTGCTCTTTTAATATTTTTTCATTTAAAGGAATAGCAGCAAGTATACGGCGCTCATATTCGGCTTTATCTGCTCTATGTATTGCTCCTTTTACATCTCTTTTGGGCAAATGTGCAGCTATTTTTTCTACAATACCTTTTTCATAAAATTGTGTGCCATTATTTCTTAAACTAACATTATTCAACATAGTTTTAATTAAAAAAGGTAATTCGTCTGCTTTACCGCGACCCCTCTTTTTTGAAGTCATTTTTTTCCTTGAAACTATTCTAGATTTTTTCACTCTTCGAGTTTTTTTCACTCTTCGAGTTTTAACCATTTATATAGTATAGCTAAATATTATATATAATATTATTTAGTATATTATTTAGTAAATTATTTAGTATATTATAATATATATATATATATATTTGAATAATGATTAAGGATAGTGATAGTGATAGTGATAGTGATAGTGAGAGAGAGAGTAAAAGTAAAATAAGCAGACGATTAAAATATGATATAAACTCATATGAAGATCGATCAAATGACATAGAGCTCATAGCATTGCGGGAAAACAGACAATCACAACAATCACAATCACAATCACAACAATCACAATCACAACAATCACAATCACAACAATCACAATCACAATCATCATCGGGTAGCTCGCCGTATGGCTTGCCTCCACCATCGGGTAGCTCGCCGTCTGGCTTGCCTCCAGCGCCTCCACCACAACCACCACAACCACCATCATCTAGTGACTCACCATCTGGTAGCTCACCATCTGGTAGCTCACAATCTAGTAGCTCGTCGTATAGTAACCCTATATATTCTACAACATCAGATCATAAACTTGTTTACCTTGAGTTTTTTCTAGGAAGAATAGACACTGCTTCGTTTATAGGAAAGTCTTACAATATGAGTTTTCTCAGTGATTTAGGTCCTAAAACTCCAAGAGGAAGTGAAGAAGTGTTCTTGTCTACAATTAGAGGACAAGATAGAAGAGTATACTGGAAGAACGCAGTCAAACTTGTACAATGCTTTATTAAGCAGCATGACCCAGATATAATGTTCTTTCAAGAAATGAATGATAGAGATTCCATAACTACCAAAAATCCAAACTTTGTATCTTTAGAGGATGGAACGTTCAAAGGAGGATATCAAGCTTTATTGGATGCTATCGCAGATACAGGCACTGTTGTGTATACTACTTCTACAAATCAACCTACATTACCTACTAATTCATATTATAAACATGGTTCATTCACGATAAATGGTGAAACATATGATTTTCTTGCTTACTCAGTAGCCAAAGGCGATCCTGCTTCTTATGTTTATCCAACAGTGCTTACTATATGGAAGACAGCGAGATTAGGAGAATTTCGGCAATTTTATGGGAATGACCTTGGACAACACACTGGTTATGCTCCATCTTACATGGATATCCTATACAATGGTCCTTATTTTCATCATGGAAGAAATTTTTCTTGTGTTAGAACAACTAAAGGAGCAAACTTAGTAAACATACATGGCCCTAATGATCCTGCTAAAGCAGATACAAAACTTAAACCAGCTATTGAAGCATACTTACTAGAATCAGCTACAACTTTTGGAGAGCCTTGGAATATTGATGCAACTGTTATAGGAGGTGATACGAATGACGCATTTAATAAAGTAACGCGCATAGAATTTAATGGTGAATATTATGATCATTTACTACCTGCTCCTATAACTTGTTGTTTTGAAAATCCGCAAAATTCATTAACTAACTACCCATATTATGGTGATAAAATTTATGTTACCAATCCACCCTATCTAATTCAATTATATGAAGAATATAATTGTCCTTCACTAATACTTAGTGGAGGTGAAAAGAATAAATATTATCGTAGTCTAAAGAAAGCAAGAAAAGCAACTAAAGCAAGGAAAGCAAGAAAAGTAAGGAAAGCAAGGAAAGCAAGGAAAACAAGAAAAGCAACTAAAGCAAGGAAAACAAAGCAATCGCGCTATAATAAAAAAAAACTCTTAAGAAACCACGTTTTCGACCACATAAAAATATAAGAAGCACACGTAAACGGTAACAATAACCCATACCATAGTTAAACATTATAAAACCAAGTACTAAAATAAAATTTGTCATAAGGGCGCGACCCTTCGTTAATTAGTTGGTTTAAATTATATAATCTATCATAATCATTAGACCCGCCGTCAACTCTATAAAACAGCAAATGGCTTGTCAAATCACAACTTAACACATCAATATATCCCATACCTCCGTATTTATACCCAATATCAAACACATTGGTTTGCCCTTGGTTTACTAATTCTTTATAACGTTGTAATGCTTCGTCAAGACTCATAATGGTCCATTGACCGTAATAAATTTCCTTTTTTTGATGTCCTAACAATTGATATATAACTTTAATATTTCTATTTAAACCTTCAGGTATTTGCGCGTTAATAAATAACATATTAAATTGCTGAAATGGTTGTCCAGTGCTATCATTCTTGAAAAATGCTTCATTTGAAGAAACATAATCATTGCTTGAAATAGCGCAAGTCTTTAATACTTCAAAAATCTTATTAACTTCTGATTGTTTTTTAATCATTGATCTTGTAGTCATGCTAATCTTTAAAGTGCTAATGCTATTATTTTGATTTATAAGTCAATTTTATTTGTTTTCAAAATTAGTTAGTCCACAAAATTTTGCTTACTCTAATTTTTTTAATACTATTAAATTATGTTCTAATTGCTTCGAAAATTTAAACTTTGCGCTATTTTTTCGACGTCTTTGTAGATTGCATTTTAAACAGCATATGATTGTGTTGCTATTGCTATGCTCGTCATAATTATTTATTCTATCTAATGTCCATTGACATTGTTCTCTCGAATTTTTATATAATATTAGTGTTTTTACGTTACAATAAAAGCATAACATCTCGCTTGTCGCTAATTTTTCTATAATATTTTCAAGTGTTATAAAATTATTATAGTCATCATATTTTTTTTTTATATCTTGCTGTTTATAACAATCTAATTTATTTTTTAATGCTTGACTAAAGTATTTTTGCTCATAAAATGCGACCCCTTTATATAGTTTTTGTATTAATATTAATTGACTATCATAATTATCATAAATAGTAATAATAGCATTACTTATGTCTTTTGAAACTTCTTTAGTACTGACCTTGTCTAATAAATCTATATATGATTTTTTCTCATTTTTTATTTTTTCATTATTTATTTTTTTTATAGCGTCCTCAATGTCAATAGTGGATTCATTTATAGTATTAACTGTTTTTTTATGTGAGCTAATTGAGCTAATTTGAATTACTTTATTCATTAGTTATTTAGTATTTAGTATACTAAACTTATATTATATTAATATTGTTTTATATTATATTATTATATGATTAATATATAAAATTAAAATTATATATATTAATAAGACTAAGTAGTGATATGCCTGTGCGTAAAAAAAATGTTATTGAAATTACTAATATTAATACTAATTCTGATACTAATACTAATACTAATACTAATTCTGATTCCGATACCTTAGCTACAAATGATTTAAATGATGTAACTATTTCTAATATAATGCAAACAAAAGCAAATAAAAATAGCACAATTAATAACACCAAAGAAACCAAAAATAAAGATGACTATTGTAAAGAATTAAAAAATATTGCATATAAAACTATGCTTCTCAATGGTCAAGAAATAGTTCCCGAAATAAATAATACAAGTAATAATATATTATCAAATTATTTAGAAAACGAATCATGCGCAAATAAAAAAGAAAATTGGAGCAAATTAGATAAAACGCAAAAAATCAAAAAATTAATCACACATATAGATACTTTGCAGAACAAGTTTAAATTAAGCGACGACGAAACAAGCAAATGCCAAAAATATTTATTAAAATGCTTAGAAAGAAAAGCCTTAAGTAAAGTTAAAGATGTAATTTATGATAAAGAAACCGGACTCATTAGTAATATACCAAATTTACATTTCGATAACATTGAAAGAGTTTTTATTCTCAAAAAAGATGATAAGCATGTTTCCACTGTAAAATGCTTACCTTCGGAAACCAAATCAAAAGCAAAAACCATCAAAATTTATGACTAAACTTATATTTTAAAATTGACAATCTATATTGTTTATTATAAACAATATATAAACTATACTATATTATAGTATATTATAGTATACTATAATATACATTAATTATGAATATGCATTATAACAATTATATATGCTACTTGCTTACTAAATACAAAATCCCCGATGTATTATGTTTAACTAATAGGGACGTAATGGAATATTACCAAGAACTATTATTAAATATTATAGAATTTATGTTGGAATATATTAACTCAAATTTATTACAAACTATGTATTATGATTTATATGATGAAATATACGAGGAAACAAATGAAGTATTTTATCCCCACCTTATAGAAACCGACTTATTGGATTCTTTATTTAATATAAACAAACCACGTTCAAGGATTTTATTACATTTAACTATTGAATTATGTCAGAATATAGTTTTCAAATTTTATATTCCTAAGAGATCCTATAAAAAATCATATATTAGAAATATAACTATTAATCATAATAAAATTAAGGCTACACTTTTCAAGTTACAAAATGTTCCCCAACCTGTGCAAAGAAGTCCTGAATGGTATGTTTTCAGAAATTCAACATTAACAGCGTCTAATATATATAAGATATTTACCAGTGAGTCTGCTCAATCTCAATTAATAATTGAAAAGTGTCAACCAAGTGATGCCAGTAAGTATAAAAATAATAATCTTAATTCGCCTATGCATTGGGGGCAAAAATATGAGCCTGTTTCAGTATTATATTACGAATACTTAAACAATACAAAAGTGTCAGAATTTGGATGTATTCCGCATTCCGAATATAGTTATATTGCTGCCTCTCCTGATGGAATTATTTGTGATGAAAACAGTGCTATTTACGGTCGAATGTTGGAAATTAAAAATGTTGTGTCGCGAGTTATTGATGGTATTCCTAAAATGGAGTATTGGATACAAATGCAAATACAAATGGAGGTTTGTAATTTAAATGAATGCGACTTTTTGGAAACAAAATTTATTGAATATAGTGACCTTGAAGAATATAAGGAAGATTACTTCGCTAATATTTCTAATAATAAACATTGCGGGTTTATTATGCAGTTTTCAATAAATAATGAGGACGTGCATTATGAATATCCTCCGTTTAATTTACATAATATAGAAAGTGAGGAATATATTATATGGACAAATCAAATGCTTGAAAAAAATATGAACTATACTTATGTTAGAAATATATATTGGAAATTAGAAACAATTAGTTGCGTATTAGTATTAAGAAATAAATTATGGTTTACAAATATTCAGCCTTATATTGAAACTTTTTGGAATGCTCTATTAAGCGAGAAAAATGATGGATCATATGTAAATAGAATAAGTAATAAGCGAAAAGCAAGAAATGACGAATATAAAGAAAAAGGCGATTTTTATAAATCTGTTTGCCTTATTAAATGCTAGTTAGTTAGTTAATTTTGTTAGTTAATTACTAATAAAATCCTAATTATTTTTTATTTTATTTTATTTTATTTTATTACATCGTAAAATATTTATTATTAGCATTTAAAATTAAATTAATAATAAATATATAACTTAATCTAATATTATTAGAAATATGAGAAATACTAAGTCAAATGATTTAGAAATGCACGTTATCAAGCGTAATGGAAAAAAAGAAGTGATTTCATTTGATAAAATTTTGAAACGCATCAAATCATTAGGTAAGCATTTTAATTTACAGCATATTATTTTTGCTCAATTAGCTATGAAAGTAATTGACCAGTTATATGATAACATTCAAACCACTAAAATCGACGAATTAACCGCCGAACAATGTGCCTCTATGTCTTCAGTGCATCCAGACTATACTAAATTAGCAAGTGCTATTGTTGTTTCAAATTTACATAAAAATACGAGTTCTTGCTATTATGAAACTATTAAAAAGCTGTATGATTACAGAGATAGTAATAATAATAGCTTTAGATTAATTCACACTGACATTATGAATATTGTAGAAGCCAATAAAGCAATTATTAATTCGTTCATAGATTATGAGCGTGACTATGCTTTTGACTTTTTTGGTTTTAAAACATTAGAACGCGCATATTTAATGCGTTGTAATAAAGTTATTGTTGAACGCCCTCAACATATGCTTATGCGTGTTGCTCTTACTATTCACGGTTCAAATATGGATAAAGTGAAAGAAACATATGACTATATGTCGCAAAAATATTTTATTCATGCCACTCCTACTTTATTTAATGCCGGAACACCGCGACCACAATTAAGCTCATGTTATTTGTTATCAATGGAAGACGACTCTATTGAGGGCATTTTTAACACTCTTAAAGAATGCGCGCAAATCTCTAAATGGTCGGGAGGTATTGGACTACACGTTCACAATATTAGGTCGTCTGGTGCCTATATTAGAGGAACAAATGGAACATCAAATGGCCTAATACCTATGTTAGGTGTATTTAATAAAACAGCGCGCTATGTTGACCAGGGCGGAAAAAGAAACGGAAGTTTTGCTATTTACATTGAGCCACATCATCCGGATATTGAGGATTTCTTAGACTTGAAGAAAAATCACGGAGACGAAGAAAGCAAATGCCGAGACCTATTTTATGCGCTATGGATTAGTGACCTCTTTATGGAGCGAGTTATGGGCAATAAAGTATGGAGTTTATTTTGTCCCGATAAATGCCCTGGATTAAGTGACTGCCATAGCGAAGCCTATAGAGAATTATATTCAAAATATGAAAATGAAGGCAAATTTAACAAGCAAATTAATGCGCGCGATTTATGGATTAAAATTTTAGATTCGCAAATGGAAACAGGAACTCCCTATATATTATACAAAGACGCAGCAAACGCTAAATCTAATCAGAAAAATTTAGGCACAATTAAGAGTTCGAATTTATGTACCGAAATTATTGAATATAGCGACTCAAAAGAAACTGCGGTATGCAATTTAGCTTCTTTAGGGTTACCTATGTATATTAGCGAAACCAAGACTTTTGATTATGAAAAGTTGTATAATGTTGTGCAAGTTGTAGTCGCCAATTTAAACAATGTTATTGATATTAATTATTATCCTACGCCAAAAACAAAGAGATCGAATTTTAAACATCGACCAATTGGAATCGGTGTTCAAGGATTAGCAGACGTTTTCTTTAAAATGGACTTGGCTTTTATTTCAGACCAAGCAAAAGAAATTAATATTAAAATCTTTGAAACAATCTATTATGCTGCACTCGAAAAGAGTATGTTATTATCTAAGCAACGACTTGGATATATGAGATTTTTAAAAGAGCAATATTATTTAAATAATTGGACTTTTATTTCAGATGATGACGAATGCCGTGAATACAATATTTATAATGTTAGTGACGCCTCAATTCATATTGCTATAGAAAATGACAAATTAATTGAAGAAGCACTTGCTTGCGTTAAACCTGTTAAAGCAGAAATTGACAACCTCGATAGCGAGTTTCTTGGTGCCTATAGCTCTTTCAAGGGATCACCGGCAAGTTATGGAGAACTACAATTTGATTTATGGAATGTTACTCCTAGTTCTGGTCGCTATGATTGGGCTGCTTTAAAAGAAAAGATTATGACTTATGGAATTCGTAATAGCTTGCTTGTTGCTCCTATGCCTACTGCTAGCACAAGCCAAATTTTAGGTAATAATGAGTGCTTTGAACCTATTACAAGTAATATTTATAGCAGGAAAACTTTGGCGGGTGATTTTGTGCTTGTAAATAAATATTTAGTGGAAGATTTGCTGAAATTAGGACTATGGAATGAAGAGCTCAAAAATAGTATTATTGCTAATAAAGGCAGTGTTAGTCATATTCAAAATTTGGTTCCCCATTTAAAGGAAAAATATAAAACAGTATGGGAATTACCTATGAAAGAAATTATTAATATGTCTCGTGATAGAGGTGCTTATATTTGCCAATCGCAAAGCTTGAATTTATGGATTGAAGACCCCGACTCCAAAATTCTTACAAGTATGCATTTTTATTCTTGGAAGGCTGGACTTAAAACTGGAATATATTATTTGCGCAGAAAAGCAAAGCATCAAGCGCAACAATTTACTATTGAGCCTAAGAATAAGGGCGATAAAGAAGAAGACGAAGATGATAAAAAAGAATGTTTAATGTGTAGCGGTTAGTTGGTTTAAGTTTTTTATATTTTATATTTTATTTTATTGTAATTGTATTTATTTCAATAAAATAAAATATTATAAAATATTATAAAAATACTAAAAAATTATATTGATTTTGCACGTCGTCGAGTAGAATTAGGTCTTATACTATTACTTGCTAATCTTGCCGATTGATGACTTGTTAAAGGTGGAATTTCAATTTTAAAGCGTGGTCTGTGTACATCGTCAGCAGTATATTGTAATTGCATACCTGGTTCATATAATTCATATAATTCTATCATTTTATGTTCTATTAATGATAAATCTTTATTAATAGCATCTAATAATGCTCTGTTAATACTTATTCTATATATAGACAAAAATTCAAGCTGTTTATTTAACTCTAAAATATAATAAAGAAGAACGTCAAAAGGACCTATATTTGTTCTAAGTGGTGATAGCGTCTCCCAAGGCAACTTTTTTTCAGTTAAGTCTTGGTCATATAATATATTTTGATATTTTGCGTATCCTAATATTGTGTTATGCCATACTTCACGAAACGGAAGTTCGCGTCTGTCTATATCAATAGCATTAGCAGGAATATTAATATCAGTATAATATTGAGGTTGAAGTTGAACAGAACCTCGAAATCTTTGACGACCACGAAGACTTCGCAAATAATTAATTATTATTCTTATCATCTCTGTTATTACTAAATATGAATCATAACTGGGCAAAAGATGGTCACCAATAATATCTGTGAATTTATTAGAAATATATGCGTTATACGATTTATATGATTTTCTTTTGCTACTTGAATCAGCTAATCGCGATCTATCTTTATTTCTATAAGTTCCACTATGTTTTGTTTTACTTGTTAATTTGTCTCCTGTTAATTTAAATCTCTTAATTAAGTGGTCATAATCAATTATGAAAAATGTGTCTGTTGTAAATATTTTCTGTAATTCAGCATCATCCATATTTAATAAAATAGGACTGCTTTGATCAGTGTCACTTCCTCTTTTTTTTTTGCTATTAGCCAAAAAATTGGCTAATGCTGTTTTTAAAAATTTATATGGGTATTCTTTAAGTTCGGCCTCATTTTTGATACTATAAATAGTATCAACAAGGGCGGTTTCTCTGACACCAAGTAGTTTTACTAATGGATAATGATATTGATAACCTCTTGGTATTGACTTTTGAAATGGATAACTATAACTAGCTACTGGTGTAAATGGAACCTGTATTAGCTTGTTAGACATATTAATTTATTTTATATTATATATATTATATAAAATAAATAGTTGCGTTATATAATATAAAAATAAGACTTAAATATAAGACTTAAAAATAATGTTATAATGATTTTGCGCGTTTACGTGTTAAATTCTTAGGCATTAACTGTGATGCGCGTAACATAGCACTATATTTTTGACTTTTTTTTAACTCTTGTATATTAATTTTTTGTAGTTTATGTCTTAATTTCTTAGTATTATTAACCTTAATCTTATTCTTGGTTAGTGATTGCGACTTGTTTCCACTATAATACCGCGATTTAACAGCAAACTTTGGACCATTATCTAAAACTCTAATGCTAAATTTTGCATTTGCTTGGCCTATTATGCTAGGATCAGGTTCGACTAAATAGTCATTTAAAGTGTCTAAGCTCTTATTTAACTCTTTAATTATGCTGGGATTTAATAATATTTTGTAGTCGCGTAATTTTAACAGCATTTTGTTTAAATCTTTAATGTAAAATTTTAATACATTTAACGGAGTATTTGGAGGCCATAAATAACGTTCATAACTTGCTTCTAATAATCTGCTTGCTACTTCTTGTGGATACTTAAGCACGCTGTGACTATTTCTATAAGCCTCTATTTTTTTTAGTATATTGTTAATAACAATTAGCCTTGAATAAGTCGGAATTACATTTACACTAAAAAAATTGGCTAATATTCTTTGTCTACCTTCAGTATACCGCACACCTTCTGTTCTCATTTTTTTAGCATTTACTTCTAATCTTGACACCAAAAATTTATAATCTTTAATAAAATAAGTTGGACTATATAAATTAGCAACATGCATTTGAAAATTTGGATCAGTCATTGACAAATTCACTATTGAACCATTTAACATAAAATCAAAAAAATTGTATTTGTTAGCAGGTAATGTTTTCGGTTGAAACACTGCTTTCACGAATTCAATTTCATATTCGCGGTCCTCAATTTGTTCTTTCATAGTATATATTTTTTTGACAATATCAGGAGGTAAATAATTACCTGAGGGCATTGTCTTTGCTAACGGGTGCTCAAATTCATATTTTGCATAAGAGCTCAGTTTTGACTTATATTTACTTTTTTCTACTCCTTCCTTCAATAATCTTTTAACTATTGCGTCTTTTGTTACTCTTGTGCTTTTAGTTTTCTTACTTGTCTTAAATGAATATATATTATCCATTTTAACCAACTCTTTATAATCAAATTTCTCTAATTCTTCTTTTGTTAAAAATTCATCTTTTGTTAAAAATTCATCTTTTGAACTAGAAGCCATTATTATATTATATATATGCGTTATATAATATAACAATAAGACTTAAAGAAATCCTGTAAAGCTATTAAAACGATTTTAGCCTACGTGTTGTTCGGGTAGATTTTCTGCGCGGAGTAAATGACCGTTGCTTTTTAGGAAGGTTGGGGCCATTATCTAAAATTCTAATGCTAAATTTGGCGTTTGCTTGGCCTATTATACTAGCATCGGGCTCAACTAAATACTCATTTAAAGTGTCCAATCTATTATTTAAGTCACTTATTATGCTGGGATTTAATAATATTTTATAACCGCGCAATTTTAACAATAGCTTATTTAATTCTTTAATATAAACTTTTAATACATTGACTGGTTTATTATGAGCATGAGGCAAATAACGTGTTTCTAATGCTGTGTTTGCACTAGCTTGCGGATACTTAGGAACATAATGACTATTTTGATAATTAAATATAGTTGTTATTACATCACCAATAACAATAATCATTGAATATGCAGCCAATACATTTTCATAAAAAAATTTATCAATATGTAAGCGTTTAAAGTTGGCATAGCTATCAAAAATTGCCCTATTAGGAATTGTAGTTGTAAACGGTGGTTGCGGTCCGTATAATCCCGACCTATGACCGATTGTGTCTCTATATGCTCCCTTTTCTTGTAATCGTTTGGCATTTAGTCCGAAACGCTGCACTAAATATTTATAATCTTTAATGAAAAAGTTTGGACTATATAAATTTTCGATGTGTCCGTTAAATCGCGCATTGTCGCCTTCCATATATAGTCGAACAATTTGACCATTAATAGTAAAATTAAAAAACGCGCCAAAATTTTGCGGTCTTGCCGTCGGCTCAAATATAGCTTTAATAAAGGCCATTTCATAATCTCTGTCTTCAAGTTCTTCTTTCATAGAATATATTTCTCCTACTAAATAAGGCGGTAAAAAAGTCCCTGAAGGTAATGCCTTTGCTATTGGATGCTCTAATTCATAACGCAAATAAGAAGCCAATTCTGGGCCATATTTGCTTCTTTTAACTCCATGCTTTAATAATCTTCTAATTATTGAGTCTGTGTCCTTCTTTGTGCTTTTAGTTTTTTTACTTATCTTAAATGAATAAATCTTGTCCATTACAAGTAAATGACGATAATCAATTGCTTCCAATTCTTCTTTTGTTAATAAATCTGAATCTGACGACGAAGAAGACGCTGCCGCCATTTATAATATACTAATATTATAAAATATTATAAAATATTAGAATATTATAAAATATTTGAAAATTAGTAATGTATTCTAAAATAATAGTCTATTTATAATTTTATATCCTTTTTTTATATTTAACTTCTTATTCTTCTTCTATTGCGGCGTGACCTTTTAATTCTTCGCCCTTGACCAAGATTTGATGGGCCTCCTAACACTCTTTCTTGGCGCTGTATTATTAATGGGACTTCTATACGTCCTTGTAATGGATCTCTTATTAATCTAATTATATCATCAATAAGTTCTTTTAATTCGAAATAGGCTTGTGTGTTGCGCTCTGGAAAGCTAAAATCTGGGTCACTTAATGTTTCGCGCAATCTTGTTATACTTGGAACAACATTGCGCACTTCTAAAAATGCTTCAAGAGTTCGTCCTACTGGAATGCTGTTTAATAACCTGCTTTTTGCTAACGCCTTTGAATTGTCATTAGCATTAAATGCTGTTAATACATTTTTAAATAATACTAAATTAGTATAAAATCTTACTGTTTCGCGTGTATAAGCCTTTTTATTCATATGTTTTTTAATAGACCGCTTTATTACTGTTGATGCTTCTGGTTCTAAAACAAAAGAATCTAAATCAAAATTAGGGTTTACACGTAGTGACATAGACTCTGATAGTCTACGAACAGTTGCTATTCTACTTCCTGCTTTTCTTCTATGTTTCTTATATGTTTGACGCATTATTATTATATATTATAATATAATAATATTATTTTTATAGCATTATAATTATTTATGAAAAATATTATATGGATTTATAGGTAATGCATTCTGAACTGCTGAGTTATAGTGATTAATTGGCTTAATACAACCAGATAGTGCTCCTCTTTTTTTCAACATATCAACTTCTTTAGCTGAATAAGTATCCACAAATCCATTGTATAATTTTTTGCTAAAATCTTTCTGAAACTTTTCTTGTTGTTGTGTAATACCAAAAAAATCAAACCCTTCCTTACAACCTTCATTACAAAAGTTTTTTCTACAAAGGCCGGTGTCAATAGCGTGAAATTTTTCTTTAGTTTTATGACTAATACTATTACTAGCTTTGCTTGGTGGCTTGTTGTTTTTACGCATTTCAAATAAATAATCTTTTTCACAAAAGTTATGGCACTTTTTCATTGTGCTATCTTTTCTTGCATTATATTTAAATTTGCTTTGTTTTTTTTTGACTTGTTTCAACATTTTTAATATTTTTTTAAAAGCAATTGGGGGGCTTTTTGCTTTTTTTGTTGTGTTCATATAATTTTTTGAAGCTAACTTTCTTGATTTGTTCATTTATATATAAAAATATTATAAAAATAATATAAAATTATAATAATATTATTATATTTAGTATTATTATATATGGCTTATATATTGTCAACAGAGCAAGCTTATAATAGTGCTCATTCTAATTATTTAACTTTATTACATAAATTGAGTGCTAAATGGAAAAGCAAGGCGTTAATTGATGAACGCGAATTTAACGCAGTAACAAACGCGCTAACAGCCACCCTAACGAGCGCACAATTAATGATGAATGAAGCTAAAGAAATTATGGATACTGATATTATGCTATTAGCAGAGTCAAAAGCTGATTTTGATAGAGATGCCGATAATAGTATAATTGAACATAATAGCGTAATTGAAGCTACTGGTCGCGCATTTGACATATTTGCTAGTAGACAATCTATGCTTAGTCATTATACTCGCACAGAAGCAGAGGCACGCGCTACATATAATTATGCTTTACAAGCTTATAATACTGCATTAGCTAACGAAATATGGTGGAACGATTTAGTGCCGACTTTGAAAGAAGAAAATAAAAAATACGGGTCATTAATGCGAACCTGGATATATGATTTTAATGAAAAAATACCCCCTGGAGCAAGTTTTGACGCAATTAGTGAATTAGGTCGCGCACGAGGTCGCACTAACAATAAAAAATATAGCTTACACAAAAGAAAACATAGAAGACGCAAAAATAGAACATATAAAAGTTGGTAAATTTATTGTTTTATGTTTTTTCTTGAAAAAAATTGATATAGTTAATTTTATTTTATAATTTAAAATATAATTAGCAGAGCTATTTATGGCAAAAGTGGGCTATATTTATGTTAGAACGCACGAAGCATATGAATTATATGATTATAATGCTTGTAAATTGGGCAAAACGCAAAATATTACAAATAGAGAGCCTAATTATATAACAGGTGAAATAAAGCGCGGTGAGTTTTCATATGTCTTTGAAGTTCCGCTTGATCAAATGTCACGTGCTGAATTATGGTTACGCTATGATTTTAAGAGTTTCAATGTATATATTGATGGTGGAACAGAATTTTATAAAAAATCAATTATTCCACTAATTATAACACAATTAAAAAAACGTAATATTGAAGCTAGACAGTTGTCACGTGAAGAAATTGAGAACATTAAACGCAAAGAATACATTAGTCAACGCAAAAAACATTTGGTTAATTTAATAGCAAAACAATTAAAAGAAACTGTTCCTAAGCCTTATACTAGAAGAAGTGACCAAACTGATATTATTAATCTCTCGGTTACACATTTTCAAGAACATAATAAGGGTCTTCTTGTGTTAATATGTGGAATTGGAAAAACACTTATTTCACTATGGATAACACAAGACCTAGCCGCGCATACTATTCTTATTGGTGTTCCTAATATATTATTATTGGTTCAATGGGAAAAGGTTATTAAACAACTATTTCCTGCTAGTCCGTGTTTAATTGTTAAGAGCAGTGTTAATATTGATGATATTAGTCTCTTCTTAAATAAAAATAAGGGTAAGTGTATTGTAATTACTACTTACGCAAGCTCTCATAAAGTTTGCAGTGCTAGCCTATCGGCAAACTTCACATTTGATATGAAAATTTTGGATGAAGTTCATCATTTAACAAGTCATCATATTATTGAAGAAAAACATAAGACATATGTGAAAATCTTAGAAATTGATTGTGTTAAACAATTATCATTAACTGCTACGCTAAAAATTTTAGAAAATAAAGACAGCTCTTGTGATGATGATTTATTAATTTCAAATACTAATGAAGCTTATTTTGGAACAATCATTTGCAAGCGGCCATTATTGTGGGCAATTGAAAATAACATTGTTTGTGATTACATAATCCAAACCCTTTATACTGATGAAGCTCAATTAGATGAATTAGCTTTATTAATTACTAATCAGGGTAGCAATAGTAGTAATGATGACGAAAATGACAAACGTCTTCTTTTAAGTGCTTATGCTGGCTTAAAAAGTATTGCTGACGGGCATTCGCACCATTTATTGATTTATGTTAATAATAAAGAACACGCGCTAAAAGTAAATAGCTATATAGAAAAGCTGTTAAGTGAGAGTTATTTTACTCTAGATGATTTATATTGTTCTAATTATGATAGCTCTATGAATAAGGATACACAAAAAAATATACTTGCTGCGTTTGAAAAGGCGCACTATGGCATTATTACTTGCGTATATTGTTTAGGCGAAGGCTGGGATTTTCCTTTATTGGATGGTGTAGTTTTTGCAGAAAATATGACCTCTAATATTCGCATAGTACAATCAGCGCTAAGAGCTTGTCGAAAGAATGCGAAACAACCTGACAAGTTAACTAAAATCATTTTGCCTATTATAAATAATAACAATTGGCTGGATAATAGCAATAACTCAGATTGGAAAAAGGTGAGAGAAGTAATTTATCAAATGGGTCTTGAAGACGAAACTATTAGTTATAAGATTAAGGTGGTTAGGGTTGATATTCCACCTAAATCAGGTCCTTATAAGCCTAGACCTAAGCCAAATCCTAAGCCAGATGTCGGCGGTGATTTAGAGAAACAATTAGAGCATGAATTAAGACTTAAAACAGTAAAACGTTGTGCTTTAGGAACAAGTTACGAAAAAGCAAAGAAAATTATTGCTGAGCATAATGTTAAGACCAAGGAAGACTATTATGCTTTAACATTGAGACTGAATAAGTTACCAGATGACCCTGAAACAGCTTATAAAGGAGTATTTACAAATTGGATTGATTATTTAAGCATACAACGAGTTTATTATGACTTGAAAACTTGTAAAAGTAAGGTAGATGAATATTTGGATTTATATCCAGAAATTAGGTTCACTTATTTTAAGAATTTTGATTTAGCAATTGTTTGTAGTGAATTATGTGCAAAAGATTCATTATTTCCACCGTATGGATTTTGGGTTGACTATTATAATTTGAGAGATTTACGAGAGTTAATTATTATTAATTATAAGAAAAAGAAATCACCTAGTATTATTTTGTAAGTTGGGCGAAAGTAAAAAATGCTTTTTTTTCAAAAATTATAATAATATTAAAAAAATTGATTTAAAGTTAAAATTACTTTTTTAATATATAATATATATAAATGGCAAATCCTAAAAGTTATAGTTGCGAATTATGCAAAAAGGTGTTTGCTCAAAAGTGCGATTATACAAGACATAAAATCAAAAAGGCTCCATGTATCAGTTTAGAAGAAATGGAGCAAATTGCTAAGGCTAAAGAAACTAGTAATGATATTAAGTCTCAAATTATCAATGTGTTTCAATCTTGTTTAGATATAATGAGGGTTGAGGGTTTAACAAATGAAAAAGCTTTAAGAAATTTGTCATACTTTATAGTATTAATATTGATTGAACCTCACTTTGGTAAAGAAATTAATATTGATGACTATGAATATGATTTTAGTGAAGTTCAAGATGATTTAATTGAAGATTTTAAAAACAAATTATTAACAATTGTTCGTTTTAGTAATTTATCAAATATAAAAGAAGAAAATATTCCTGAAAATATAAAAAACTTATGGGATTATGTTTTATCAGTTCATCCAAGTACAAAAAATATATTCTTGAAAGGTAAAGGCTTTGATATTACTAAACAATCGACTTACAAAAACTTAATTGCTAAATTAAGTTCGCTAAATTTATATGACACACAACAAGATGTTTTAGGTGACGCTTATGAAGAAATTATTCATAAAATGGGTGAAACTGGAAGAGGTTTTGGACAATTCTTTACACCATTATTAGTCAAGAAAATGATGATAAAGTTAATTAATCCACAAATTAAAATAGATGGCACAATAGAGTCATGTTGTGATCCTACAATGGGAACAGGTGGATTCTTAATTACTTATTTACGAGATATTTTAAAACAAGCAAAAATTAAAGGTATAGAACCAAATTGGGATTTTATTAAAACACAAGGACTATATGGTAAAGAATTAGAACTTGATACATATCAATTTGCTGTTTCAAATATGTTAATTTCTTCTGGGTATATGTTTGAACATTTAGGATTAGGTGATAGTATTAGAGAACCTATTACTCGTAAGTTTGATAATGTATTAGCAAATCCGCCATTTGGTATTAAAGGATTAAAATATGATGATTTTGAAAGTTCGCTTAAAAATGAATATATTCCTATTAAATCGGATAATGCGGTTAGTTTGTTTATTCAAGCAATTATTTATATGTTAAAAATCAATGGAAAGGCTGCAGTTGTGTTACCTGACGGGCAAGATTTATTTTCAAATAACAAAACATTAATATCTGTTCGAGAATATTTGATGAAAACATGCGATTTAAAAGAAATTATTTATTTGCCATCTGGAATTTTTACTTATACAGACACTAAAACATGTGTGTTTTATTTTGTGAAAAAGAGAGAAGGAACTGATGTTTTAGAAACACTAATCAAAACATCTCCTAAAACACAAAAAGAAAATGGAAGAACTTATAAGTTCTCAAAAACACATCAAACTAGCAAAATTGCATTTTATGAGTTTAATCCGTATAAAGATGTTAAAAATCTATTAGTTGAAGTTCCTGTTGAGAAAATTGTGAATAATTCTTATTCACTTAATTATGCGGAATATATGAAAGATGAAGGTGAAGAAGACAAATATGAAGAAGGTGTATTAGTAAAAACAATTGGAGAAGTTTGTGCTATAATTAAAGGTGAAAAGAAAAGAAGTAAAGATGGAAAGGAACTTGGATTATATCCGTTATATTACTGCTCTATTTTAGGACATTTATATTTAGATACATTTGATTATAGCGGTGAAGGTATTATTATTAATAAAACAAATGGATCTGGAAAAGCAATGGTTTATTATGGTAATAATAAGTATAATGTAGGAGAATCAACGCTCCATTTTAAATCAAATAATGATGAAATCAAAACAAAATATGTATATTACTATTTATTTCATAATATTGCATTAATTCAAAAATATTTTAAAGGTGCTAACCAAAAATCAATAGTTGAAGATGACTTATTCAAAATCAAAATCCCAATCCCTTCTCTCGAAAAACAGCAAGAAATTGTTCACTTTTTAGATGCTAATAATAACTGTATTAAGCAATTAGAAAACGAAATTAAACATAATAAAAAAATAGCTGAGCAATTTATTAAGGGAATTGTTAAAAATGTAGGCGTTGACACTGATGTTGATGTCGATGAATTAGAAGTAGAAGAAGAAAAGGAAGAATAATTAGAAAATTTGTTATAGGAATTAGTTGTTAATTTGTTATTTTTCTCTTTATTATAAAAATTGATTGTATTTTAATTATATTTTACTTAAAATATAATTAAAATATGGCTATGCTAATGCTAATCAATGTAGCAATTGCTAATGCTAATATTAATGCTAATATGACATGCTGTTTTTACAATTCTATTAATAATACTACAAGTTCTACTATTAATAGTTGGACTAATAGTGTTCGCATTTATGAGTATGTGTCAAACGCAAATCCTATAATGTCAGAAGTTCCTAACAGGCTATTTACATCTGACTTACATGAGCAAGGGCCGTCTGCCATCATTCAATTTGACCTTTCACAAGAATTACAAACTCACTATCCCGCCACCTCTCCTAATCTTCTTGCTAATTTTATTCGTATTCTTGAAAATGAAACATTAGAGTCTAGCGTTATTTTTGCCGCTACTTCGCAAACATTTTATGTTATTCGCGGTAATGGTAGTTCGCTTACGCGAAATGGCTCTGTTAGCTGGAGTGAAGGTGATATGTTTGTAATTCCTTACTTTGGTAATGATGTTGAATCTGTTTGCACTATGTCTAATTCAAATAAGCAATGTGTTAAGCATACTTGTAATAATGAACCGCTTTTTGGCGGTTGTGCCTTATATTGGGTTCACGATGAACCATTACTCCAATATTTGGGAGTTGAACCAAGTTCTCAGCGTCGCTTTGAACCAGCATTTTATAGCTCTAATGCTATGAAAGAAACAGTATATTCTCTCAGTAATACAGATAATAATGGCAATATTAAAAATAGACGCGGTATTTTATTAGGTAATGAGGCAACAATGCAAACACGAACACTTACACCAACACTATGGTCTCTCTTAAATAATATTGGTCCTGCTATAAATCAAAAACCCCATAAACATAATTCAGTTGCTCTCGATTTAGCAGTCTATGCTAGGTATGGAACTAATGTATATACGAAAATGTCTCAAGAGCTTAATGAAAACGGAGAACTATTAAATCCAATTAGTACACAATGGAAAACAGGAAGCGTATTTATTACACCACCTGGTTGGTGGCATTCTCATCATAATGAAGGTAATGAAGATGCTTGGGTATTACCTATTCAAGATGCCGGACTATATACACATCAGCGAACATTAGATTTTCGTATTGCCGATGATGAAACAGAGCGGCTTAAAACACATCGGTCACGAGGAGCCACATTAGATACTTCAACAACAAAGACCTCTAATAATTTATATAAACCTTGTAGTTAGTTAAATGATTTTATAATTTATAAAAACCTTGTGAACCATTTTTTTCTCTTTAATATACAACTATATTATGTTAATAAGATTTAGAAATTTAACAAGAAGAAAACTATCTAAGTCGTCACATATGAGAAAAACGCAAGACACTAAAAAAATAATACATAAGACAAAGAGGCATAGAGCAAAAAAGGGCTATGGTTCTTCATTAATTGATAAACATTTATATCCATTTTGGTATAAAAAGTTGAAGTTTCCAAAAGTTTCTAATGTTAAATATTTAACTAAAGAAGAAACATGGACTGCCCATTTAAAATTAGCGCGCGAATTATATGAAAATAAATCGTTATTACCAAAAGGTAGCATATTATTTCATGGTTCAAGTTTTATAGATCCAGTTAAAAACATTAACCCCATAAATAAACCATTTTTCTTTGGACTAGACGCCTTTATTTCAATATGGTATTTATCAGAATTGGCATGGCGAGATAGAAGCGCTCTTCAAAATGCATTACAAAAGTTAAAAAATATGGAAAACTATGTAGAGCATGATAAAAGTATGATAAAATATGCTAAATTAAATAGAAAAGAAGCAATTGAAAAACAAAAATTATTTATTAAATCATTAGAAGTACTTAATAATGATTATTTTAATATAGCGAATTATGATGAATTTGCTGATTATGATAAATTGTTGGCCGATCTAAAATCGCATACTAGAAGTCATTATTATTTAAATATATATCAAACTCTGCAATCTATTCCATATAAATATTTATCAAAATCTATAGAAACAGATAATCCTAAAGATGATAAAGATTGTGAAACCAAAGCGTGTATGCATCCTCAATTTGGATACCATATTGATGTTAATG